TCGTCCCCACGCCTGTAGAGTGGGGAAGTAATCCCACAGCATAGAGAACCCAGCTTGCTGTAACAGATCGCAGATGACTCTGTACCTCACACCCGATTCATCTACAAAGGTATGCCACTGGATACACAATCTATTTACTCGGTCGAGCAGGTTGTTATCCAGCATGTACTCTAGCAATGGATACTCATAGCCCTCTATGTTCATCATCATTAAGTCGATGATAGTACTAAAGAAGTACGTATCCATTACCGTTTTAGCATCCATCATTTGCCCAAGACCTTGCTCACGAACACCTACGTGCAGAAAGCTGCACGCATCGGTATTGAACTCCCCCATTGGTAACCATCCATCAGCAGTACCAATAGCAAAGGGGTGCAAATACATATTGGGGCGCTGTCCCCCATCAACTAATTTGCGTAGTTCGTCAAATGCCCAAATCTGAGGCTCGTAGCAATGCACTTGGCAGTTGTACTTGTCGTAGATAGCCTGAGACCATCTACCTTTATAGGAGCCCACTTCTACTACTACTGATTTCTCAGTAAGAGGCCAGTTGAACGATGCTTCGTCTGCACGGCTAATCCAGCTATCTTCGATATGCGCACTTACGCTCATGCTACTACTCCATCAACCGCAGTCTCAATCACCAGCAAACTATTGGGTGCATGTATAGTACCTATGTGCCCGAAAAGATCACCTTCTGGCTTGATGTAGGACATAGGCCACACCACACCAGTACGAGCAGCTTCCTTGTGTGCTACCGCAAACTCAGTAGGTCCAGCTTCCAGTACTTCAGGCCACGGTCCTACTGCACGCTCCCAAGCTACGGTCTCTAGTCGAGGATGGCCAGCCCATACATGAGGCTCGTAACTGTTAGGCCACATGAGTATCCAGGTAGCACCTTCTGCATGTAGAAATCTCCCGTGCAGTGCTTGGGTAAAGCCCAAGTAACCCATGCGTATGCAACCGAACTGGCCTAGCACAGGTACGTACTTATCCAGGTCCAGTGGCCGTATAAGCTCCCAATCATCCTCTAATGGAAGTACCACATCAGCACAGTTATGCACGACCTGTGTAGCTGAGTTATAATTAGCGCCGTAACCACGATGATTGCTATTAGTACTGGTAACTTGCTCAATACCCATACCTCTAGCAATTTCCATAAGCTCTGCTACGTAACCACCGGGAGAACCGTCATCAGCAATGTGCACACTGAGTGGACCTGAGTACTGAATACCTTCCAAGGCACTACGTAGGGTACGCTCTGCATACTCAAACCTATCATAGGTCAGGAGCATCACACAAACCCGCTGGTCAAACACGTTATTACCTGTCATACGCTCTCAGCATCCTCCGCTGCTTCCAGTAAATCCTCTATAGTTAACCATTCATACGGGGCACTACTCTTGTACTCAAAGGTATGGTTACTGGGTGGGTAACCTACTGGTTGTAGAAAGTAGTACAGCTTCGAGCCACAATCACTAGCTCGTACTGATTCCTGCTCGTGCACCAACGTCTCGTGCATCTTCTCACCAGGACGCACCCCAGTAACCTTTACCAGTGAATCCTTACGGCCATCTGTGCCAGCAATGGCAGCAGCAAGCTCACCCATCTTCATAGCACGAGCCTTGGGTATTACCCCACAACCACTCTCACAGCCTAAAGCCTCTAAAATGCAATCAACTGCTTCGTCAATCGTCATCCAGAAGCGAGTCATGAAAGGATCAGTAACCGTGATGTAGCCCTGATCTCGTAACTGCTGCTTGAACACAGGAATCACTGAGCCAGTACTACCAATCACATTACCGTAGCGGGTGAACGTGTATCGTGTGTTTGCTCCCTTAACATCTGTCCACCACCTAGCAGCCTCAGACACCGTGCGTTCACCTAGAGCCTTAGTCATACCATACACGTTGACTGGCTGGCAGGCTTTATCAGTACTAATGAACACTACTTTCTCTACCATTTGATAAGCAGCAGACATGCAGACATTCTGTGTGCCAAGTACATTTACCCGTATACACTCAGCCACATTGAACTCAGCATCCGGTACGTACTTGATGGCAGCCGTGTGGATGACGATGTTCTTATCTAGCATTGCACGGTTAAGAGCATGGTAGTCACACACGTCACCTAGCACGTACTTTACATCAGGGTACCGCTTACGACACTCATCTTGCTTAGTCTCGTCCCGTGAGAGAACTGTGATTTGTGCTGGCCAGTTCTCCTTCTTAGCCCGCCTTAAAATACCTCGTCCCAAAAATCCGGTACCGCCTGGCAGAAGAATATTGCCACTCAACATGTTAACCTCTCCACATAACCATTAGATTCCAGCACCCATACCAATACGAGTAAACTGAGTAGCACGCAACCTTATATTACTAGGTGGGGTTGGTCCAGGTCCAAAGTCCAGGCAAGGATAGCGGCACTGGAAATAACCTGTACGAATAGCAACACGCTCAGCATCAGTAAGACAACGATTAAAAGAAGTGGCCCCCACCATCTCTGCTACTCCCTCGCTGCCGTTCTCATGGGCCTCGCGGAAGTAAGTAGCAATAGTAGGGTCAGCATAGAAACTTGGCATAGCAACAGTCTGTTCACCTAGCCCGTTATACTGAGCATGAAGTGTACTACCATCCCACCACACTTCTACTAATACCCAATCACCAATAGTATATGGGGAAGAAATACTTACAAATCCACCTATAGAATCTGTAGCAAAACCAATAAAAATAATAGGAACAGCGGGAGTCTCAGTGGCAGTACGGCCCTCAAATGTAATGCCATTATTTCCCAGGTCATCCCAGGCAAACCCAAAGTTACCTGGAAACTCAGGGCTCACATCACTTGCAATCCTCGCAAGCCAGAACATCGTAAACCCAGTACCAGAGAGTAAACTTATTGAAGCATCGCCAGAATCATAGAGTCTGCGTGTAGTAGTAGCCATCTCATTAATAAGTGTAGCTGGATCTCCAGTACCAGTAAACTTCACTCCAGGTTGACTACAAACATCTGATGCTACCCAAGTAGCAGGTGCCCTAACACCACCAGTAGTTGGAACCAAGTCACCATTATTGCCAATAGTTATTGGTCCAGCTTCAGACCAGTTAGGTGTAACTGGGTCGCCGTCGGACAACCCTATTATTGAAGTGCCCTCGACCCACATGGTAAGGCCAGAATAAGCTGCTGGAGTAGCCCCACACTCAAAATAAGGGGATATTGCTATCATTTCAGCTAATGTTGGGGTTGGGAAAGTATAAACTAATGACCAAGTACCTGTTGTTAGCTCCTGATGATACAAGTAACTACTATAAGTACTCTCAAATGTATCGGGGTCTTCAGTAAATTCATAAGTAATAACCCATAAATCAGTACCCATAGGGCTCAAGGCAAGGTCAATAAATACTTGTCCACCACCATCAAATCCACCCGTTGATGGCAAGGTAAAGAACTCAAAACTATTGATCTCAGTAAATGTCTTGTCGAATACATGTGTAGTATATACGTAATCACCAGTAGTAATATCTACACTAAGATGTACAGTCTTATCTAAACTACCACAAAGCTCCCCGGAACTATCAGTTACAGAAAGATCAACTGTATCCAAATGAGAGCCATCTGAACCTTTTAATATCTCTGCCCCAATATAATTTGCCCCCGCTGGATCAACAATCCCAGGTAGAAATATTCGTTCCTCACCACTTCCCCCTACTGGAGCAACAGTAACTTTTCCTGTTGCTGAAAGGGTAGTATGAAAAATGGATGTTGATGCCCATACGTCTGAACCATCAGATGTTAAAACCCTGGCAACATCAGTAGATGGATCTCCAACACCTTGACGAGAGCGTACCAAGAACAAATCACCTTCCCGTGAAGGGGCAAGGTTCCCATTATTAATCTCATCTAAGTAGACATCATTAATATACCCTCCCCATGATCCATCTGCTTCAAACTTTGCTAGTCTATAATGTGTATGAAATCCCCCACTATTCAAATCATAGGTAACGTAAATATATAACCTTCCATCACTACCAACTGCTGCCCCATGTGTACTATAGGGGTTAAAATTGTCGTCCACAGTCTCTGGTATAACCAGTGTCTCAATAAATGTACCTGAAGAATCAAAATGCCATATCTTCGGTACTTGCCTACCAGCCGCAGCTACAGCAGCATCATCCCCAATAAAAATGTCCCCACCATGAAATGCCATTACTTATACCTACATGCGAGGCTGATAGTTACCCCCTTAAACACTGTGCACGAAGTCAACGTTATGGTAGTAACTGTACCTTTCAACACGTTTTTGTTAGCTACTTTGTTGCCTGTGTCACTCTGTGATGATGCCGTAGCTACTAGGGCCAATCCACCAGTAAAAGTAAAGGTACATGATCCCGCTGGGCTACCAACTATCCTGTATGTATCTACTATGTAATCAATTGAGGTTGGCATGTACCAGATGAGTCCAGGGCTTACCGTTGAACTGTCCCCTGCATCAGGTATCATCAAGTCCTGGGTAAAAGCAATACCAGCCGACTTATCTACCGGAGCAACCCACTTCATACCTTTAGGATCACTGGGGTCCGAAACCAAACTCCAACCAGCTACGAACCTATTACTAGAGGTAGCAACTTTTAGTTCAGTAATTATTCCAGCAGCCGTGGAGACAAAAAGAGAGCCCTTCTGAGTAAGTATCTCTTTACGTAGATACTGCTCATGGGCTAAATGGTTACGTATATGTACTATGAGGTTGTTCATCAACCCGCCCTAAAACTTAACCTAACCCTAATAACCTAACGGCGGGGACTGGTGTAGTTGGACCCCGCAGTCACTACACCAGTCCCCTATCCACCGCGCCGATTACTCAGCTATCAGTGGTAGTCTACTGACTGGAATCAGTGGTTCCAGTCGCTATACAGGGATGGGCCTGGACGGGCAGTACTAACACCACCAGCCACGTAGTATGGCTCATCACTGAACGGCTCACGGGTGTGCTGGAGCGAGCAGTACTGGACGTTCTGGATACGACCGGCTAGGTGTGGAGTAAGCAGCACGAGCCTTGGCTCGATCTGTGCAGTCACCACCACGCAGCTATTCACAGGTGGCTTTGCGTGCCAGAACCACTTACCACCATCAGTCCAGAAGAACTGACTAACTCGTGCATCCGCAGCTTCCTGAATGGCCACCGAGTAGTCGTAGTACTCCCAGTACAGCACAGGGAGTCCACCACGCACCGTGAGAGGAAGCACGTAGATGTCTGACGAGAAGCAGCCATTACGCACTCGGTTGTTAGTGGTGTTAGTGTACTCGGTGATGCCATCATCAATCACCACTGGGTAGCGAATGCCATCCAGCAGCAGGTAGTTGTTGTTCCGCATGTCATCACGCATGGCAATCTGATCGCCAGCATCAAGGACATACTGGTTGACACCATTATTGGTGATGGTCTGGCACATGTTCGTCATGTACGAGCACGGCCACACCTTCGTCAACTCATAGAACAGTTCTTGCCGCATGGCAACCACCCACTGCACATCACCCATGCTATTGCGTGAAGCGTTGTGCCGAAGGTAACGCATGAGGTAGGACATCACGTTGACAATGCCACCACCAGCATCCGTAGTCACCGTGTCAACGAAGTTGTAGTTGTAATTCTTGATGTCACTGTTAAGCGAGGGACAAGCCGTATCAGTCATCGCATCATACTTACTCGTGCCAATCAAAATGTTCAACCCAGGAAATTCTTTATAACCACCACCAGCATTGTTGTTACTTGGGTTACCATTCCACAACTGCCTGGTGAGCAAGTTCTGGAAGCTAACTCCTAGCTCCAACATACGAGTGAACATCTCCCCCTGGAACCCATTACGTAGCGTCATAGGCACCGAGGGGTTAATCATCGAACCACCCGCACGGTTGTACAGTGGATCATTCACCAACCTAAGATCAGTGAACTCACCACGGTTAATCAACCGGCCGGCTTCGGTGATAGAGTACTCACGAGTCTGACGACCGTACCGCCCGAATTGGGCGGTTTGGAAGCAGGTAATCAGTGCACCAGCCGTCTTGAAGTCATCGCAGATACCGCTGGGGTTCGAGCCACTATCATCACCAAACCCGGTAATGTACCCAAACAATGGGTTCATATACCGAGTGGCCATCGTGGGGATCATGTCCCCAATGCTATTGGGCTGAATACGAGTAGAGAAGAAGTCCCTCTCGATACCAGCCACACCAAACAGTGAGTTAGGCCCGTGCAGGTATGGTCCCTGTGGCGTACCAGTAGGGAAGCCGGTAGTACGCTGGCCTCCATACAGTGTTGCCTGACGGGAACCACCCTGCAACTGGGCCATCTCCGCAGCCAGTTGTTCAAGTAGTGTCACCGGATACCTCCAATTTCGCTGATAGCACCAAATGCCTTATCGAACCAGTCAAAGTTTTCCTGGTCCTGCTTGGCACCCTCGACTACGTTACCATCCGACTCCGTAGCCTTCTGACCTACTGGCAGTTTCGACAACTTAGAAGCCATGTGGTCAGCAATCAAGTCATCCTGTGACTTAGTAGCTGCCTCCAGTGCCTTCGTACTCGCTTCCACGGCAGTCTCGGCACTTGCCCCCACCGACTTGATAGCCTCAGCCACCCCGACGAGTACTTGCTTGATGTCACCGATGTCACGAGTGATACTCGCCATACCAGCAGCATCAGACTCCTCAGCATCCTTCATCTGGACACCAAGCGTCTTAGCAAACTCTACAAACTTGTCAGAGTCAGACTCCAACCTAGTAACTTCTTCTGCTGAGTACCCTGCGGAACTCATCAGAAACTCTCGCTTCTGTTCTGAGAACGCCATACTACCTCCTAGTAGTGAGAACGCCGTCCCTACGTTAGAGACAAACTTACGTGGTAGCGCAGATATTTCATACGAACGGTACTTTTCGTACACACCCGCACGAACATCTGCGTACACATAACCGTGGGACATAGCAAGGTCTTTCGATCCAGCCAGTTCGTAAGCCCTTGTTTCCATCCCCTCATCAATCAAACCACTTGCATACTGGATACCATTGGTTTCAGCTACCCAGTCAGCCACCCCCAATCTCGTACCAGGTGTATGCCATACCCACAACTCGGGGTACTGCTTAGTACGGTCCACCCACTGTTCATAGTCCTTGTGGGCAGCCGTTGAGAAAATTGTTTGTTCACGATCCTTCATGTTGTTAGTAAACGTACACATAAATCGAGTACGGTCACCAACTTCCTTCACCGAGAAGGATACTGCCGCATCAGCACCGTCATTCCGCACTGCTTGCACAAAGCCCTTGAACATGTCCTTGACGTTATCACTCAGGGACTTGTTCTCTGCCGAGACCTGTACACCCATGTTCTTAGCCATAGCACGAACACGAGTAAGTGCAGCAGACTTAGCTGATGCACTCACGTTACTCTGCGGAATACGCCCCAGTGCATCAGTAACGTGTGCCTGGTCTACCTTACCCGAAGCATCCTTCACAGGGAAGTGTCGCAGCGAGCGCGGAGTAGTCTTACCATCAGCATCCTTCGAGCCACCCGACTCTATATAAAGGAAGGCAGAATCAGGAAGATTGTTCTTATACGCCGTAGACCACACAGCCTTCTCATCAGCATGTAGTTCCGACATACCCATCATCGTATCTTCTTCGCCTGGCTCAGCGGCATCCTCAGCAGGACTCTCAGCAGCAGCATCATCAGGCTGCTCAGCCATCCAGTAGTCACTAATACCTGTGGGGCTGATTGGCCCCTGTACCATAATACACGCACTGGGCTCTACAAACCAACGACAGTTGGCACAGCCCTTTTCACCCGACATACCGAGTGGATTGTAGTTAGCAGTCGCCTGGTCAAGTTGACGGCCCTGTAATTCATAGCTACTTAGCCACTGCCTATCATCCGAGTTAAGCACCTGTTCTACAACGTCACCCATTAGTGCAGTGCCCTCGCAATCTCTGCCTGTATCTTAGCAGCGAGTGACTTACGATCAATAATGTCACTTACCTTACGCCACTGTAAACGTTCAGCACCAGGCTGTTGCCGGGCACCCATTACGAATGAGGCATACTGCCGGCCAGTCTCAGGGTTCGTAGCCTCATTGATAATCCGATAACTAATGCCACCACCTGCAACAGACCGTGAGTACCTCCATTCATCATGCAACCTTCCAGTACGATCATACCACACGCTATGGGTATTAGGGTACTGCTGGAAGTCAGCAATTAGTTCCTTCACGTACTGCTCCGTAAGAGCTTCAATCCTACTAACCACGTTAGTAGGATTAATACCCATTTCACGAGCCTTCACTACGGTAAGTCGTGCACTTAGTCCCATGCTACACCAGCCTCACGTACTACTATTCAAAATGACATCACCTGTCTCGTCACGCAGGCCCATCATCTTCAAGTAGGCTTCTGGCATATCACCCACGTCTACTGCTTCCTGTGCAGCAACCGCAGCCGTAATCTCACCACTAGCAACCCGCATGGCCCGACCCTGTGCACGAATCATCTGTACCTTAGCTCGATCCATGTTCTCAGCAACATCCTGCTCACCAAAGCTAAAGGTAACTGTGTCCGGCATGATGCCGTGCATGTTGAACATTATCTCAAAGGTACGCATGAACGATGCAGCACCCTTACCACGAGACTTCAAGTGCATTACTTCTGATTGTCCTGACGAACCAATGTTATTACCTGGCAGAGGGGCAAAATCCTGGTAATCAGACCCAAAAGCAAGTGCTAACTGATTGATATACCATCGCATGGTAGTTTCTTCATCGAAACCGTCCGGTAACGAGGCTAAATCAATCTGTTCGTGCGTAACTCGTGATGTAGGGTCCAAACTCGCCACAATTAGGGGCTGCAAGTACCTAGTTAGGCCCATTCCATCTGCTATTTGCTTCTGCCCATCCATTGCATCTTGTATGGTTTTGGTCTGTACCCCACTAACCAAGTGAATAGCACGATGGTAACGACCAGACAATTTTTCTGACTTGTATACAGCAATGTCACGCAGAATCTGCGCAGCACGCAAGCAACGAGTCAAAACACAGTAGTTTTGACCCCGGTATTCCTCAATAGGACAAGACATCTCATCGTACACCATTACTTGCCAGTAATTAAGTGCGTGAGCTTTACCCAGACGGTCCCAGTAGTACACCGGAGTCATAGGGTTACCAGTACGGAAGCACTTAGCTGCATCTAGATGGTACAAGTTAACCACAGGCGAAGTGGGGTCGTTGTTGTTCACTCGACTGATACCAGCAAAGGCACCATTATCTTGCGTGAAGCTGTCCAGTAGCATTAACTTGAATAGTGCTTCTAGTCCCTTACCATCCTGGCACATATTCAACATACGTCTGGACATATTTGCAGTACGTGGTGGTCCTTCTACCTTCCAGCCAAAGGCAGCATAGCGTTCCACCACCGAGCCCAGTGCACTAGCAAAGATAGGTTCTCGTGGCCAGAACCTACGTAGCATCCAATCCCTATTACGGTAGCTCTGGCCCCACTCAGGAAACTCATCAGCCTGGCTAGCGATCCAAAAGATATGGTCAAACGGCCCGCCCATCTGATCGGCAGGATAGTGCTCAACCACTTCTTTCCGAACTATCGTGGCAAGGTCGAGCACCATGTAACTACTCCGCAGACGTTAGCAACAGTATACAGCCTAGCTCTTTATAAGGAAAGAGCTACCAAATTCCCCTTGTTTTTCTTGACAAATTCTGGTACTATGATAATTGGCGGAGTTACGGCAAAATCGCGTCCCTGCACGCGGGGATATGCCGATCCCATTGCTACCGAGGGTGGAATATCGCTTAGCAGAGCCCGACTAGGTTAGTAGCTATAGATGTCCGTGCGGGACTCGGTTAGGCCAGTCTCTACAGCACACTTAGGACAGTAGTGCTTCACATAACTAGACTCTGCTCGATTCGGTATATGCACTAAACTTGGATTAGCATACTTATGTATTACTGCTGTAATCCAATCTTCAGGCATGTACATGATTGGGTGGTTAGCTTCTAGTCCACAACCATCACACCGCAGGTTAGCTGAGTCAATAATCATTTATCAAAACCCCACACATTCAAACTGAGTAGATCGTGCCCCAAACCTAGCAGCACTGCTACCATCATCACCATACCACACTCGGGCGCACTCACCTATAGGCTCCCCCACACCAGGTGTTGCGGTAGGGGTTGCAGTCGGTGCTGATGTAGATGTAACTGGCACACCAGTAGCCGTAGGCGTGGTGGCCTGCTGGCCAAAGTCACACACCCACAGTGGTGTGCTCCCTGCCATGCCAGAGGCACACCCTAAGTCAGTAAACAACCCCAACAGCAGTATGAACCTATTACCACTACCATCTACTGCCCAGGCATCAATCACCCCTTGCACGGTAGGATGGTCAGTGTCAATCAACTCCGAGGCATTACCAGTACTAGGATACCCAGCCGCTTGCTGCCGGTCATATGGCACAGGCTCATTTACACATCTAGGTAGGTAGCAACCACTACTGAGCATGTAGTTGATTTTTGATTGTGCTGCTGCTTCGAGCCTGGTATCAACATGCAGCGCCGTTGCCCCGTTTGCCACACGGTACTGATTCACAGCGGTTTCTAGACTAGATACCTGTGCACTCACAGCAGTAGGAATACTCAGCATTATCAGTAGTAATACGATTGGAAAGTACTTCATCTACTACCTCCTACAGGTTCAGTCTCAAGCACTCATAGGCTGCCATTGAAGTCGCAACTACTGCGTCGATGTGCCCACCTTTCGGCTTCTTAACGATGCGGAGCTTGGTGTCTTCGTCCTTGGCCTGGTGCTTACCAGCGTTACGTATGTGCTCACCCATTGTTGGGTCACTGATGTGCTCAATGCGCTTGTCACGAATCAGGGTGTACAGTTGGTAATCAGCCTTCTCACGGTCAGTACCCTGGTTGAAGGGTTTGGCCCACACCACTGCCTCACGGGTAAGGTCAGTACCCATCTTGTGTAGTTGGTAGGGGTCGTAGGCCAGTTGCACTACGTTGTACTTAGCACATAGCTCACGTATGCGGGCCTCAATGGTTAGGGTGTAGTCCATTGGGTGCTCAGGGCTAGGGTGCCACACTTCCACGTACCGCTGAGCTACGTCCTGGTGGCGGTCAGGATGGCGAGTAACTAGCACTAAGGCAGTGCAGTCAGACGTAACTGAGGCATCAGCACCTAGCACGCAGGGCTCATTGCGGGGCATCGTACCCAGTGCCAACTGCTGGCCCACCCCCTGGCGTATCCACCATTGCTCATCCAGGAAGGCACTAACTGATGCCTGCCAGTAGTTGTTGTGCAGGTGGTTGAACTGCTCCTCAGTAAGTACCTTGGCTTCTGACGCATAATAAGGTGGAGTCTGCCAGGGCATACGACGGGCCAGGGGGCCATCATCCCAGTAAGCTACTGCACCAGCCTCTTCGTTGATGTACAGTGGTACATCATCATCGTAAGGCCAGCCACCATAGGGCTCTAGCTCCGACCTAGTGACACGTCTACCTTCCTTCACAGCGATGCGGTACACGTCTAGGAGGATGTCTGACTCATCTTCATAGCCAGCATAGGTCTCTACAAAGCGGAAACTGCGCTTACGGGTGGGTACTGGAGTAAGCTCTGACCAAAACCTACGGCTAGCCTCACTTACGTAGCCCCACAACTCAGTCCACAGTGTCAGGGTAGGGTTAGCCCCAGCTTCACCTTTGTAGTCAGATGCAATAGCCTTGATGGTAGTGCCACCGGGTACGTACTCCATCACTCTTGACAATGAGTGCCACAGTTGCTCGCCAGTATTGTTGAATAGTAGGTGCTTTTCCCGGTCGTAGTCAGGGTTAAGCTCAACACTAGCCTGCACTGCCTTGTACACACGACCGATGGATTGCTCTAAGTCATTAGCCATACAAAGGATCTCATTACGTGGCCCAAAGTGTTCAGCTACGAACCTAGCTACTAAGCCAGCTATGGCAGTCTTACCACTCTTCTTAGGGCATGACCACACCATAAGTCGCCAGTTAACTTTGAAGGCAAACATGAATCTAAGCAGTGACTTCTGGTGGGGCATCAGACGAATGGGCAGGGCAATGCCCATGTCTTCGTCCATTACCCAGTAGTTCTGTTCTGCCCAGGTAACAATGTCAGGGGCACTGGTACTGGAGCCTGGCATAGTTGGTGCTAGGGCACGGGCTAACGCCTGCATGGCGGGATCGTTCTTGTAATCTTCTATTGTTTTGTATAGGGGCACTGGCCCGGGCACAGCTATTAACCTACCACTGCTGTAATCACGGGCCACCCGACACGAGCAAGTAACGGGCACCAGCCCCAAGTGCAGCAGCAAGTCCTGCACCATCCATGCTGAATATTGCCCCAGCTACCGCTGGATCAGAAGTTGGCACATCGAGCGGACTCAGCGTAATCAGCTTGCCGGTATCGGTGACCAGCGATAGCGACCCATCCGCTGCAATAAACAAGCCAGCCGCCCCACTATTACCACCAGCTACCTCTATAACATCAGTGGGTGCTATTGAAATGTAGGCGTTGTTCAGGCCGTTAATGGTGGCATAGCCATTACCAGTTAAGCGGAATCTCCCACCGTCAGGATGGTTAATATCTATATGGTTGGCAGTAGTCAACACAATTAGTGGGATATCATCGTCACCAGCATGGTTACGCGCGACGATCTTGGCGTTATTCTCTAGTCGTAGTGCCCCACTCTGCGCTGGGTTTGCACCTATACTTAACCAGTTCTGTAGTTCTAGTGGATCATCCCCACCACCGCCCCCACCAGTACCTACCTGGAGGTTACCACTGGCATCTACTGCTAGGGGCACAAACCTACCACTGTCGGAGAGGCCCAGAAGCAGCACACCATCTACTGCAATGGCGCCACCGCCTGCGTCAGAGGCACCACTAATACCCAATGCTCCAGCATCAGTCAAGCGGATGGCGATGGGCTTGCCGGTGGGGTCAATACCCAGGGCTACTCTCTGCTCAGCCATCAAACCCCCTATATAGTTACTAGGCTTTTACTGCCTGTGTAATGGGTGGCACAGTGTAAAACACATAAATAGTAGTGCGCCCCACTGTTCCCCCTGCCCCAGTAGTGGTAATAGTGGCAGTGAGTGTTGTGCCTGATGGGTAACTAACGCCGGGATAGGTATTGTTCAATGCAGCATTAGATACATGGGTCCAGGAGTCTAGAAGATTAAGGGACACAAAGCTAGTGTTGTGTAGGGTTGTAGCAGTGAAATATGCGTTAGCGGTAGCGGTATTACGCATGTTCAAGGTTGCAGTAGATCCACCTGCTGTCCATAGAACTCTATTTATCAGATAAACATTTTGTACTACAGAGTTAGCGGGCAGCACCCTGGTATCGGTATAAACACTCGCCCCGGCCGTCTCGGTGAAGTTCATAGCGGTAGCAAATACTGGGCCATCAGTACGTAGTGCATACTGTGGGTGGTCATCAGCACTGAGCCCAGTGAGTCCACTGTGCGCGGTGATTACCCCAGTTATCAAGTTGCCAGAGGCATCAACTGCCAGGGGTACAAACTGCCCGGTAGGGGTGAGTCCCATGATAAGCACACCATTCAGTGCACTAGCACCAGGCCCAAACCCCGCACCACCACTTACATTCAGGGCACCAGTATCAGTTAAGCGTAAGGGCACGGGCTGGCCACCAGGGCCAATACCTAGAGCTATGCGTGTCTCAGGCATGGTAGTGTTACTCCGTTCATCAATCCCCTTGCTCCGCAGCAAGTTGCTGTAGTGCTACCCTGGCCTGGGGTGGGAGCATACGTAGCACTACTTCAGTAACATTGATGTTTTGCGTGGCCTCGTGCTTGTCGGTAAGGGTAGCTACGGTAGTCATGAGTGATGAGAATAGCGTGGACAAGTCTTTCGGTGCCATGTCATCAATCTTGTCACTTAGGTGCCTGCGCGTAGTTTCTAGCATCTCGTAGGTACGTAGCGTGGTGAATAGGCGCATAGTTTGGGAGAGTAATAGTGGGGCCTGGGGGCTCTCCGTGAGGATGGTGATGAGGGTACTGTAGTCTATGTGCAGGCTTAGGGCTGCGTCATGCAGGTTGCCGTCGTGCTGGGCTACCGCTACTGCCACTGCTTCAAGTTCAGGCAGTTGTGGGGGCAGTACTTCCTGGGCACGTGGGTAAGTAGCTGGGTTGCTGCTACCATTAGTTGGGTTGTTGGTAGCGGTTCCGGCAGGGCTGCTTACCCAGGCTGGTTGACTAGTGGCCACGTAGTAACTCCTGCAACTCACCTGCACACAGTCGCTTGTAGATGTCTTCGGGGGAATCCAGGTGGGTACTCTGGTACTCGCGTACTAAGTCCAGGTCAGCGCCCACCATGAGTAGTGCCTCAAGTTCTGACAATCCTACTACAGGGGCATCATTTATAACTGACGTTACAAATGTGGCCACGTAGCAGGGCGTGCAGTACCAGCCCGTGGTAGGCCCCTTGAGGCGGGCACTGAGTAGGGGCGTGCCGCAGTGGCGACAGGTTTTGGTACTGGAGCTAGTAGCCATCATGGCTCAGTATACCATATAATAAGGATGCAGTGTTCTCTGGTGGGTTCCACCATCGTAGCCCACCCGCGTCTGCTGTGTTACTCCTCAACAGCTCCTGGTCATGGTCCGGGTGGGCATAGTCGGACTCTGGCCAGGAGCTTTTCTTGGTACTAGTTGGTCCTACCTTTGGTACTACCTTATTACCAAAAAACCTCTACCAACATAACCAAAGGGTCGCGCCAGCTATTCTCGCAATATGAGCCTACCCGGTGGGGTATGCACGCTAATGCACAGTAATGCGATGATTGCGCTGTGACGCAATTGTGACCATGATACCGTACCATTCATACTACCAATCTGGTAATATTCCTATGTGGTCGTTGAGCTAGACTCTCCGCAGCCACGTTAGACCCATAGTTAAGAATTGAATAAGGATAACAGGCTAGTCGCCCGCACGGGGTTATCGTGCTAGTGCCACGAGCACACCACTGTACTAGCGTGTTGGAATCATCAGTTAACCTAGCCCGCGCTAGGAGTAACTCATGAAGCACCCCGTTCTAACCCCAATGTACGACGTTACCCTAAGGTACAAAGTCCCCACTGACACACGGGCGCAAAGCCTAACACTACATCAGGTGTTAGCAACTAGCCCTATGCACGCTGTGCTCGTCTCGCTGGAAACATACAAACTCGTGCACGAGCACACTATCATGTCAGTGGAGGTGAAACCGTGTGGCAAGTAGTTGATACCATCGGTGCTCTGCTAGGACCACTATGGCCCGACGGTCTAGACACCGTGCTAGACACCGCCTACAACGTTCTGTACTTGCTAGGACAGAACGACTGTAGCAGCATCCCACAGCACATCATAACCCTACTCACAGGGTTGTGTGAATAGACCACTACCATCGTACCACGCAGGTTAACTGATGATTCCAGCACACTAGGCCAGTACCATCGACAGAACTACGTACTAGCCTGTTACGCGTGCTAGTGGTACGCTCCCCATAGCTAACCTACCATCGAATAGCAAATGGGGAGTAACCAACCATGCCTAGCGATACCATTGTAACCCAGTACCGTACCCTCATCCGTAGCTGGAATAGGTGGCTAGACATCCAACGTGATGCCACTACCCTTGCACTCTACAATCGAGCTGGCGCCCATATCGACGCATTGTGCGATGCCATGTTCGACCTTGAATGTGAGTATCCTACCATCGTGCGGATGTACCTGTAATGGTATGCACATGCCGTTACACCGTAGAATCGCACATGGCGGGATACATGCCAGACAATCCGCCAGACTGTTACCGTACCCTATCCGCTGCCCATAGTGGGGCACAATGGTGGGCTGACCGATTCCGTGAAGATGACCAGTACAAAGTAACTGGCAATTCTCACGATGGCTATACGGCCATCCGCAATCCGCAATCCGCATACACACTGCCGTACTACATCAACATCCATGATGTGGGCGAGTGTGGTTGCAACGATTGTAACTGTGAGGATTGCCAGTAACCTACCATCCGCCAATGGGTTAGCTGTCGGGAGCGTAGCATTAGCACGGCTAATAATCGGTAGCACAATGCTGCCCTACGCTGGAAGTAACCATGCCAGCTACCAATCCGTCCCATGCTAACGGCGAAGTGACCGTAACTCCAGTGGATAAGAATCGTCAGCTATTCCAAGTACCGTTCCATAAGGATAACACCGTAGCACTAACTGCCCTAGCTAGTGCATACGGTGTCAACGATGCGACAATTGGTCGCCCGTTGACGGTACCGCAGTACTTGCGGACCCTAGCACTAACGGCCATCATGCGTGATAACACTGGAGCTGAACTACGCGGGTTCAGCATGGAACTAGAGCACTCACTCGAATCCCGTAATGCCATTCCCAAGGAAATCGCCAATTGGCCCATTGACTTGCAGCAACGTATCATGGCATTACCTGATGCAGCTACACGCAAGTCTGCTATCGCATTAGTGCAAGCGGAATTCGCCCGCATTGCTATGATGCAATCCGATTCTATCCTCTCTGGCATCAGTACCATGATCGCCAGTAACCCCAAGTCCGCTGCCGAGTCCAAGTAATGCGGTACCACGTGGGTCAACATCTGCTAGTACCCTGCGACCGTACTAGACTACCCCAATTAGTCAAGATAACGGAGAAAGTACCGCGAGGCTTTTCCTACGTTATCACCCACACGTCATGTACTTGTTGTGTGACAACCGCAGGACTCGGGGGCAGTACCACGAATTGGTACGCTAACCAGTACATGCACCCCGCAGCCATCTAACCTAGCACGCGCAATCCACAATCACCACTTAGCCCAGAATGCCCTAAAAAGCATTCTGGGCTATTGGCGTTTCCATTACAAATCACCACTCAGTCCAGTACCCTACGCTGGCCCTACGCTGGCGACCACCCACCATACCAGCACCCACAACCTACGCACCCCGCCGTAGCCCACAACCTACCAACTGCTACCTTACTACCACTAACTAGCCACCATAAGTAACTTACTTACGTTTAACGGATTAATACATACACAATACTATATAAGGGAAAATAATAAATTTATATTAAATATTCATAAATAAGAGTAATATAAATAATTAGTTTATATATCTATAAAATACCTCTATATAGGAAAAGCGCAATCTTAGTCCGTGATATGGTATAATATCCCATTTAACCCGCTGAAAGGAAACTAACCCGTGCGCAACCAACCTGTTACGTACTACGTAAGCTTTGAAGCCCGAGAGTATTACCACGTACAAGCCCGAGAATATGGCTATCGTCGCATACCACGGCGCATAGATGCAGCTACTACCCTACCACCGGGATACGCACCCTACATGACAGATAGTAACTACGGCATAGCTAACTTCATAGCGGCAATCTCCGAGCTTACCTACGAAGATACCCGCGACCCACTATTACAAGCAACGGACTACGCTCGCATTAACTCCAACCCGCCACTAGCACCCTTCTGGTGTGATACCAGTTACCGACGTTATCAGTGGCGTTTAGCACTATCACCACAAACCCGTGCTAACCTGTTAGCCATATCACAGCGCCATTTAATACTACCAATCGGAGATCACACCATCATTAACGACAACACCACAATCAGTTTCGTGCTAGAAGCTATAGGCCAGTACAGCCTAACACCAACTAAACCAATACCAGTAGCCAAGTACAAACATGCCATCAGGTACGATGCGGGCTACCCTACTCGGGGTGGGCAGTCATCTTTAACATCGGGCTACTACCTTAAAGTCCAATAACTATCGGAGGATACTATGGGTCGCAGAGCACTAAGCGGACCACCAGAAGATGACTACCAGCACCCTACTGCATGGCGTTACCCGCAGCTACGCGCTGACATCCGACGCCAGGTATTCCTACTAAAGGAACATGTCTCACTATTAACCATTGATGATACCGCTGCTCAAGTCCTAGGCATTCCCGCACAATGGGTTTACCTGGTACGTGTGAGTGAGCCACTGCCCGATGTACTCATACCCGATACCTATTGGAAACGCTGTGCTGAGGCACTACGAGTCAAAGGTCGTCCACGTATTTATGGCCCACCACCAGGTACTAGCACCATCCCACTAGAGTACCACTACCGCTATTTAACTACCGAGCGCCCCGCCAGGTGTATGAGCATCATAGCATTTAGTCACTCACAGCCACGTAACTATAAGCCGCTCCCGAGTCCATTCCTACACCCCACTACCTACCAACAAGCTCCGAGCTAATATCTAACCCACTCCTACCAATAGCACACTGCTACCATGCGTCCGGGGAGCGCTGCGCTGGGCCCCCCGTGTGCAAGTCGATTTTAACTCCAAAAGATCAAAACTAAAATGCACAACAATGCACCGCTGCCCGAGTCACTTGCAATATAAAAGTGTTTTCCTTTTATATAGGGCAGCAAACCACGGGCCATCCAGCAAACGTCGCCCACAGTGGCCCCGTAGCCCCGGAGAATTGACACTGGGCCCATGCCACAACTGGCCCCAAGCTGCCCGAACGGACCCAACCATACCCCTACCGTGCTACCGTTGCATGGATATGCCCACATCGGATATAATGCCCGCAGATACCCGGGCCACTGCTAGTATACAATACTAGCAGTGAGTAACTAATAGGAGTAACTAACGTGCGTACCTGCAACCAACTAGCAACCCAGTGGGAACAGTGGCAGCACATCGTAGACCTATTATTCCGCGAGCTACTGCTACAGCCCGACGAAGCTATTGCTGATACGCTTAGCGAGTGCTGTAACATTGCCATCGCGCAGCGTAATAGGAGTAACTAATGCCACGACACGGTTGGCTAGTAAGTTGGGCGCACAATGGCAAGTCACTACCACTAGCATTCTTCCCTCACTACGATGGTACTACGTCCGAAGCTACCAACTGGGCAGCATGTGCTAGGTTCCTAGCTGATTACACCCACCCATTCTACGCAACTGCTATCTACGTACAGGAGTGCAACTAATGCGAACCCCACCGATGGAGCACAACACCGACGTTAACCCCCACAGTGGCTTAGACCACGACAGCTACCTGCAATCAATTGGTTACAAGGAAGCAATGCAGATGTGGTCACGACAAGTAGCTATGATTAACAGCTACGTGGCTACGTGGCCTAAGAATGATTTGTACCGACAGCAAATGCCCCGTATGAAGGGACGCGAGCGGTACTGGCGTAACAAGCTCGATACCATCATCCGAGAGCATAGTTGTCACAAGTGCAACCGTTGGACTGGTACTCATTACCTACATGCTGATAACATGTGGTCCAGTCAACAAGCTAAGCCCGAGTACGTGTGTGACCACTGCTTAGCCAATCACTAGCAGAGCACACGCACCCACGCTACAACCCAGTAGTGCCAGGGTGCGTGTAATGCGGCAGGGATCGTTGCAAGCCCGATCCTAATACTTACCGCATGGAGTACCTCAGTGTACACCACACGTCAGCTTAAAGAGGAACTACGCGATGGCCAGTACGCATGGCCAGGGAGTTACGAGCGCACTTACGTTACGTCTGATGGCGAAGTCCTATGCCACACTTGCGTGCTAGCCAACCTACGCACCATCTTCACCGCTATGCGTGATCCCTGCGACACTAGCGGTTGGCGCATTGAAGGGTGCCAATCAACGGAGTACCAGGAAGAATACGAAGCACTCTACTGCGCACACTGCAATCGTACCATTACCGAGCAAACCGAACCCAACGTTGACGGTGGTGATATTACCACCGAAGATTACCACACCTTTTACCAGTACGGTAAGTTTGCTGCCTACGTACCAGACGACGTTGATTGGCAACCCGTGCTACGTATGCACATGGAGTTAACATCGTATTATCCTAGTGTGTGGCATTGCAGCGATCACGGTAACTGGACCTTACTCAACGCGCAGGAAGATGCAGCATAGTGCAGAGTGATGCCAACCACAACAAGTATGGAGATGTAGACTAATGACCCGTACCAACGTACCAACCAACTACTGGCAAGCTGATACCCTGTACAAGTCCCGCCGCAACGACGGCCGTTACTACAAGCGGCTATCTACCAACCTCAAGCTGCAATCAACCAATAGCTACACTTACGGTGAGGGTATCGAGCTTATTCTGTACTCCACGCCAGTAGTTACATTCTGGCAAAACAACTACATCACCCTACGTCACAACGGCTGGACTACTACTACTACCAGCAAGGTTATCAACGCGGCCCTACGCGACACTCCACTCCGCGTAGGTAGCAACGGTAAGCGTCCATCCCCCGACTGGGTGGTGTATGGCACGCAACACACTGCCGAGCAAGTCATGCCGCGCCGACGTTGTATGTCGTGCAACGGTAATGGTAACGGCCATGTAGAGTACCATACCGATTGGCAACAACGCCCCTTTAAATCCATCCGCAAGTACGTACCATCCTCGTACCCGTGCTACCGCTGTGATGGTAGTGGCTACGTAACACCCACCCGCCAAGCTAACCCACTATTTATCACTCCAATCACTCTCGACACCGACGGTAACATCTACTCCGAGTGGACCTACGACGACCCCACCATTGCCACAGCCACGCCCGAGGTAGTACCAACACTCGCCACTGCTTAGTGCCCGACCCGCTTATTAGCTAAGTCCGCCGCTATTCGTAGCGGCCTTAGTGGTTAGGTATACTAGCCAATAGGAGAATGCAATGCCAACTGAGTTAGGATTATCTGTGCCATTGTCTCGTGCTAGAGCCCAGCAACGGCAGGTTAAGCGATACAGACCTAGTGCTAACGCACCAGCTAAGAAGCTGCGTGCTGCACGCAAGGTAGAGCGTCAGAATCGTAAGCGTGGGAGGAATAACTAATGTCTGTAACTCGTGAGCAAGCCCTAGATCATACCTGTGCACTACACGGCGATGGTTGTACGTTTACGGTAGGCCCGCGTGGCGGTACCAAGATCCACTTGTACGAAGTGCGTAGGAATGGTATGCCTCAGACGTGGGTTACTCGTCCTAACGACTTCCGTCAGCCCATGAAGTATGGGCTTAAGGGCACCTACCAGCTTACACCCTACAACGCCAACCAACACCACACCGCTGCCGATTGCCCCGCACTGCGTGCCATGCACGAGTACGAGGAAGCAATGGCTAATGAACTAGCTACCAAAATGGCCGGGGTGAGTTAACCAACTATGTACAACAACGACATACCAGAGTGGCGCACGGTAGCACCCTACGTCAAGCCTGACATCGGTACTATCTGGAAAACCAACCTGATAGTATCCCACAAGTACGAACCCAACCGTGTAGTAACACGCACCGATACCCACAACGTGTACTTTACGTGGGAGCATGACCCCAGCTACCTAGAGCACAAAGCTAGCCGCTACTACTGGACTCGTTACATGACACAAGTACCACAGGAGGTTTAACCAAGTGAGCTATGATTACAAGTTTAGTTACCATTACCGGGGCAGCCATTCACCCGTGGTTAAGATCGTTACTGCACAGAGCATCCGAGACGCATGGCATATGTCCTTCACACGTGCTATGGATAGCTTCGGTGAAGCTCTAGAGTCCATTGTGTTTATTGGGTTAGTAGTGGAGGAAGATCAATGAACCCCACACAAGCCCATGAGTTAGTGTGCGGTGCTGCCAACGTGGTGTGCACCACCACCGATAGTGCCTACGCCCTGCTAGGCATTGCAGCACTGCTAGGCGCACTGGCTTACGCCTGGTTCGATTCAGTCACCAACCACAACCATTAGCACGAAAGGCTACCACTATGCTACGCCCAGCCCAAGTACGCTACCTCATAGCTGACTGCTATGACATGTGGCACTACTGGACCCAGTACGCCACGCAGCATCCAATCATTGCACCATTCTGCCGTGGTAATGCTAAAGCATACCAACACATGTACTGGGATTTACTCCTAATGACTGACAACACCGAATACTACCAGCACGGCAACGGGGATTGATGTTAGTAACACAGCACAGGAGTAACTAATGCGTAGTTTAGGCTCATACGCAGTAACCCACCGTACCGATGGTCATATAGGCTACGTGATTGGTATACAATCCCAAACGTGGGGTGAGGGGCTACTACCACCATTCGTAGCAGTGCACTACGTAGCTGGACTCAGCCGCAAGTGTGCTACCGAGCAAGAAGCTACTGACTTCATCAACACCATTCAAGCCCGCCTAGATGCAGCTATCGTCAACGTGGTAAACCAACTAACAGGGGAGCAGCCTTAATGTACAACACACGCCCCACCGATATTCCACCACCTAGCTACTACGAACCCAATGACTCCTACAACCCCGACGTAGAGTTCTCGTTTACTCGTACCGTCAAGCACACACGCATACCACACAAGTGCACTGCGTGCCAGCACACCATTCCACCCAACAGCGCAACCACTACCACGTTCGAGCGCGTAGAAGGCACCACCTACCAACTACGTACCTGCACTGGCATCAACTCACCACTGGCCTACAACTGCAACATCATAGCTGGTCCCATCGGTCGTACTGGCTACTTAGTAATAGGTGACGATAGTGTAGCCTACTTCCCACAAGTGTACACGTCCCACGCCACTTGGCACGCAGCCACTCTAGCGACCTTAACCTACGACCCCAACCTAGTACCAATCAGTTACGAGAACCGGAGGATTTATGGGTAAGTACAAGCCGTCTACCAAGTCATCACCAGTGGATGAGATGCTAGAACGTCTTACTGGACGTACCAGTGCAATCAACCATGATATGTGTATTAAACGTCCCTATGGTTGTGGTGAACCCATAGGACCATTTAACGACCTACTCAGTGAAACAGAGTACACCATCAGTGGCTTGTGCCAGACTTGCCAGGACAGCGTGTTTAAGAGCGACGATGATGGATAACGTATATATGGTGTTACCATTCGCTGCCATCGCTGTAGGGTTATGGGGTGGTACGTTTATCTACTGGTTGTGGAACAAGTTACATGACAACCAATAGAAAAAGGGTGGATACTTATTGGTACCCACCCTTTAACCCTACCTGCCAGGACCACTACCCAGTGCTAGGCAATACCAAGCAGTGCCTTAACCTTGGGGTCCAATCCCTCGATCTGCCCCTGCTTAGCAAGCTCGATGAGCTTGGTCACTGCATCGCTCTTTTCCTTGGCCCGAGTAGCAGCAGCTGCCTTGCGTTCCTCATCACTAGCGTACCGATGCTGACGAGCACGTTGCACTGCGGGGATGTCATAGCCAAATTCCTTAGCGGCCAGGTTCGCCATCCATGCGCTAGTGCTCACGTTGGTCGACTTAGCTCGTTCCTCAATAAGTGCCTTCAACTCAGCGGGCACATTCACCTGCACGGTAGGCCGCTTGTTGGTATCAGTGCTGCCCGAGTCACCCTGCTCCGGGCTACCATCAGTGCCCTGCTCCGCATCGGTCACAGGCTCATCTGCCACGTCAGTCATCGTACCATCCTCTGCCACTTTAGTTGCCGCCACGATCAACCCCTAGTGCTGCCGTCGTATCACGGCCACGCAAGTACAGTATAAAGGAAGTGCACGCACATGTCAACCATGCCACCCCACGACCACCCAGTCATTCCCGCACTAGCCGTACCCAACGGCCACGCTCCACCCATCCATACCACGCCCGTACCCTATAACCCCACCCGTGTATACATCCTGTCGGCGCTGCTCTATGGACCGACGCACGGCTACGCTCTGCGAGAGCGCCTTATCGCTGCGCATCCGCACGACTCTAACAGCACAGCCACCCGCCCACGCTGGACGGTACAAGCCATTTACAACAACCTGTACCGGATGCTAGACGACGGCCATGTATACCACACCGTAGATGTGCATGGAGGTAAGCTGGTAACTACCTACCACCCCACCCTAGCTGGACTGTCCTACCTGGAAGATTCCCTAACAGAACTCCACCGCCTAACCGACTACCTCACCGAAGCCAAAGCACAGTACGTAGCAGCCGTTCCAACCCCCACCACAAACAGCCAACCATGCTAACCACCCTGCTCATCATCATAGCAGTCATCCTAACCCTAGCCATTTATGGGTTCGTAGCCATCCTGCGTGACCTAGACCACTACTACAAGCACCACCAAAACCGTTGGTAACAAAGAGGAGGTAGACCAGTGATTATCCACGTAGTTGTCTGCGAAGATATAGACATAGAGAAGTCCTACGCTGAGTGTGCTTTCTACGACTTAGCCAAAGCAGAGGCATGGGCTAAGGAACATAATAGCTGGGAACATACTAACAACCTCCCTAACTTCCAACGCTGGTATAAAGTGTCATCAGCAGACATACTAGATGCGGAGGAGGTAACCCCGTGAAGATCAACCACTACCAGACCGTAGCCATTGACATCCTGCAAGAGATCGAGAACTACGTAGAGATCCGTAGGAACGACACAGAGAGTATTGCCAAGCACATACCCGCTAGTATTAGCAATGACCTTTTTACCTACGTAAGAGGGCAACAAGCAGCTTTCGATGAGGTACTCACTGTACTACATAACTTCTACACGCCGGAGGTTCCCAGTGTTACTAACACTGACCAAGCGTGATGTGTTCGAGTCTGCCGTGCAAGGCTGCCAACCCAGCAGCATAGCCATTGAACGCATGTTTGCAGAGCAACTCAATCAGTACGTACACGCAGTGCAAGCCAGCCCTACCAAAGCCTACATCTTCACTATGGGCCAAACCCTGCAACTAACTATGCCCCCACCCCTCTCTGACTTTAACGCAGCCTACTACCACGGCGAGATCACCACTCTAGAAGATGACATCGTGTGTAAGGTGTAAGGGGTGCCATATCATGCAACCTAAGTTAACCCCACGTGAGGTTAAGCAGATCCGCCTGTTAAGTACCAAGTATCACTACAGCCACGCCGAGCTAGCAGCCATGTTTAACGTATCGCGTCCTACCATCTCACGCATCGTTGCCAATCGTACCTGGAAAGAGGTAACTAATGCCTAACGCACAGCACACCCCTGGACCGTGGAAACTAGATAGTGGATATGATGAGTACAACCAAGTAGGTATCCCGTTCGGCAACTATCATGCTTGGTTAGACCTAGATGAAGCCTACGCAGCGTTCAACCCCGATCAAGTAAAAGAGCACCACGCTGAGATAGCAGCTAATACTCGACTGATAGCAGCAGCACCAGACCTCTATGCTGCGCTGGAACACATGGTAATAGCCATCAGTATCAGCAACCCAATCGATATGATGCAAGCCCACGCTGAGTGCGACGCAGCACTACGTAAGGCTAGAGGTACTTCATGACCATATTGATTCCCCGACCTTATCAAGTAGATGGTATAAACTTCCTTGAAGAGAAGAAGCGGGGGGCTTTGTGGATGAGTCCGGGTCTAGGTAAGACCCTACAAGCTGGAGAGGTACTTACCAGTCATCTACCAGCCCTGGTAGTAACCCCAGGCTACCTCACCTGGCAGTGGTATGACTTCCTAACCACGCAGTACCCCGGCCTCTCTGTCGTGGTAGCTGAGGGCACCCGTGCACAGAAGACCTCAGCACTGCACATCGACGTAAGTCCATCCACCAGCATACACCCAGGATCACTACCCGACGTGTACATTACTAACATCGAGACGCCCCGCTACCTACCACTACCACAACGGGTGCACACCTTTGTCATAGACGAAGCCCATCGGTACAAGGGTCGTACCGCCCAGCAATCCAAGGCAGCACTACTCTATGCCTCACACAGCAACCGCACCCACGTCATTGAGCTAACCGCTACTCCACAGAAGCGTGAGGCAGATGACTTGTGGATGCAACTACGCATCCTCGATCCTCCAGCATTCAAGTCCTACCACAAGTTCGTAGCTGACTACCTGTCAGTCTACTACCACCAGGGGTTTAGACCCATCATCAAAGGCATAGCTAAGCCCAAGGCACTCACCGCCCTCGTAGCTAACTACGCCCACGTACTCAACTACGCTGACGCCTGCATGGACGTGCCACCACTCATACCTAACGTCATCAACTTACCACTAACCCCAGCCGAAGTCCAGCACTACCGATCCATCCGCAGGAACTACCGTGCAACCATGCCAAACGGACCCGACCGTACCTTTAGCAACGCATTCCAGGTAATTGATTACCTACGTCACCTTACCTTTAACCAGGCCAAGATTGATGCCATTACCAACCTCGTAGATGATGCCCCCTCTGATGTGGGCTTCCTCATCTACACGCACTACATCGACCATGCCCACCAAATAGCAGCAGCCCTACTACCAACCTACCCCGACACCGTGTGCATCACGGGAAACACCCCATCATACCAGCGCATACCAGCAGCCAGAGCCAGCAAGCACGTAGTAGCTACCCGTGATTCCATTAGTGAGGGAGGTGATTTAACTCACCTAAAGGTACTTATCTATGCCGAGCAAGATTACACCGAAGATACCCAAGCCACCGGACGTACCGTTAGACCCACGCTCGACCTAACACCAGTTAATCGGTACGACATTATCTACAAAGGCACCATCGACGAGGTTATTTACCGATGCCGTACTAGGCGTATACACGATGCCGAGACTATTGCCCGATTAGCATTGGAGCCCGATGGTGAGTAACCTTGCCAGCTTCCTACCAACAGTGCCTTACGCAACTGGAGTCGCGCTCTGCCAGTACCATACAACAACTCCGGCAAAGGAATCCGGCGTGCAAGGACCGCATTTTTTCCACATAGAACCCCGGTTATCATGCCATAAAACTACCACTTTGGTCTACAAACATTCAGCCCAACACGAAGGAAACCCCAGTCCAGTCTGCCAGGTTGACACGCCCACGGGCCATCGTTTATACTGTAATCCCCACGGGCGGGTCGGACAGATTGCACTACCATAGGTCGCCTAACTGGTACTACGAAAGGGGTAACTCACGATGCCAGTCCTAACCATTGCTCAGCGTGTAGATAATGGTATTGCACTACTGGACGAGAAGGTACCAAGTTGGCAAGACAAGGTGGACCCTAGCACGCTTACATTATCAAGGATTGATGCCTGCGTGCTGGGACAGTTGTTTGGTAGTTACTATGATGGTGCAGAACAACTAGGATTTGATCCTGAGTCGAAGCAAGCATCTGATTTAGGTTTCTTCCTCAAAGATGATGAGCACCGCTATATTACTTATCAACAACTTACTGAAGAGTGGTCTACTAGGTTGATGGACTACTTCTCATGCTGATCTCGGTAACTGAGTCACAGAACTACGATAGGTGCCAACGCATGTGGCAACTTACTTCCTTCAATGGGCAGTCACTTACACCTATGCGCCACAGTCCTGCACTAGCAGGTGGTACGTTGTTCCATCAGACGTTAGCTGATTGGTTACTGCACCCTAAGCTAGATCCCACGCAGATATGTGACGTGCACTTTGCCAAGATGTATGATGCAGCCAGGGAGCAGTACCGTGTTACCAATGGTTTTTACCCGATGGGCCGTGAGTTAGGTGAAGTAGCAGAGACAGGTGCACTCATCAAGGCCATGATGGGTAACTACCGTGACTACTACACTACCCCACTACCAGAAGGCTTTACCTGCATCATGCCAGAGCAAGCAGTAGTGGTAGACATCCCCAACGCCATTAGTGCTTGCCATGAGTGCAACGGTAAGGGAACCAAGAAGTACTACGATGGAAGTTACGTTGTCGCTGTAGAGGACTGCCAATCTTGTGCTGGTACTGGAGAGATTCAGCACCAACTAGAAGGCACCTTTGATGCCATCATAGCAGATCGTAATGGCAAGGTGTTTGTACTCGATCACAAAACCTACGGGGCACGACCGAAGGTACCTACTATTGAAAATGCCTTTCAATTCAGATGCTACGTCTGGGCTGCCCGTCAGCTAGGCATCGACAACGTAGTGGGCTTCCTCTATGATGGTGCCTTTAAGCGCCCTTCACCCCCACGTGGTAAGACGATGGATGATCTATTCTTCCGTATGCCAGTTACCTACAATGAAGCACAGATGGATGAGATTGGTGCCTTCCTCGCGCAGAAGGCTTGCATGATGTACGACACTACACCCACGAGTGCCTTGCTCAACTTTAATCGTAGATGGGAGGGCTGCTGGGATTGTAGTGTAGAAGAACTCTGCACTGCTATCAGTCGTAGCGAAGACATCGACTGGCTAATTAACGAACGCTACACTCACCGAGAACGTACTACAGCCTTTGCTGACGATATAGAAATCAGTACGGAGCAAGACTAATGGAAAAACCACTTGCAACCTCTGAGAGCCGCATCAAAGCCAACGAAGCATTCGACCAGCACATCGCAGCCATTGTTAACTCAGTAGTTGCAGAACGCTTGACTCAGAACATTAAGTGGGGATTGCAACGGCACCCCACACTAAACCCAGTATCTAACCAGTTGAAGCAATTACCTGGAGTACAAACAGTACAGTTCGGTTTACCTACCGTGGAACATGCCAGAAAAGATTGTGACCTAGCTGAGAGTCGTGGTGAACTTACCTGGACCCACATTGCTGTAGAGGAACTAGCAGAGGCAGTAGAGGCCGCAGTGCTACACGGCGAAACTTCTACTGAGTTACGTGAAGAGTTAGTGCAACTCGCTGCTGTAGTGTTCGCGTGGATAGAAAGCGTAGACTCATTAGTTGATGCAGGAGCAAAGTAATGCAATACGCAATGCTAGACTTAGAAACTCTTGCTACTTCAGAGCGAGCCACTATCCTAACCATTGGTGCACTTAAGTTCGACCCATACGTACCACTAGAAGTCGAGACTCTTGACAGTTTCCTTACTAAGCACAAGGATGATTGCTTCGAGGCAGTGCTAAGTAAGCAGGTTGGCAGAGATATTAACTTTGAGACGGTACAGTGGTGGGTTAATCAAGAGCCTTTGGCTAAAGTAATGGCCTTTCCACCCGACCGTCAAGATTGGAAGGAAGTACTAACCATAGGCTTCCCAGCGTGGTACTACCATCAAGAACCACAAGGGTGCTTTGCCTACCCAGCTACCTTCGACCATATGATATTGCAATCGGCTTACAATGACTTAGGAATCAAGAACCCAATTCATTACACGAAGATATTAGACATGCGAACGCTAGTTAAACTATCTGCGGTACCGTGCCCAACCCTACCACCCTGGTTGGTGCAACACAATGCACTGCACGATTGCATCCGTCAAGTGTTGTGGTTGCAGGCAGTACATACCAAGATGGGGTCGTTTGCATATGCTGGGCAGTGACGTTCCTAACTACACCAGCCTACGACCAGGCCAGGTGATAACCAACAAGCACACGGGTGACATCGTACAGGTAGTGGAGGTGACTGAGCACTACGTCCAGTTAGGTATGTCCACGGGCTTCAAGTATAACCTGAACTACAAGCAACTACTCGATGACTATACTATCACTCGTTAGCACAAACTGGGAGGCGCACTTGTCAGCACCAGCAGCAGGGACACCCGCAGTAATGACCCCACAGAACCTCGAATCGTTTGCAGGTCTAAAGATTAGTAAACCAGAAGACGTACAAAGCAAAGGTGATGTGTACATCATCTACGGCCAGGGTGGAGTAGGGAAGACTACTCTAGCCGCAGAGATTGCTGAGTCAGAATTTGTCAAGCGTGGTACGCTGTGGTTGACAATGGATGGTAATACCAAATCCATCAGTAACCTGATTCGTAGTGGTCGTATTCAAGAAGTCGAAATTAAGCGGTGGTCTGAACTGCAAAAGATGACTGACTCTTACATTAGAGAGCAGCCGTGGGATGCAGTAGCGATTGATAATATGTCCGAGGGCCAGTCCATTGACCTACGTGATATTACGGGTGGTGCTCGTCAGCCCGAGATACAGGAGTACGGGCTAAGTGAGGCTCACATGATTAGTTTGATACGTAAGTGGCGTGACATTGCTCGTGCTAACGACATCAACGTGTTCATCTTGTTTTGGGAGATGCAGGTTAACAAAGGTGCCGGTACCAAAGATGACTTGCATGTTACCAATAAGTTAGCTGCTAAGTTAGCTGGTATAGTAGGCAATGTAATGCACCTTACCAGTGAGACGGACAAGGATATTACCAGGAAAATTACCATAGCTGGCCCGTCCACTCGTACTGCTGCCAAGTTTACTCGTGACCGTACTGACTCGGTACAGTGGACTATCCCCAACGAAATCTACTACCGATTAGACCAGACCCCACTCATTGACATTCTAAACACCATCCGCAATGGGGTTACTTTTCCCGCGGCTAAGTACCAGCGCAAGGCAACTACCAATGAGAGTTAGACTCATAGTAGATACTGTTCAAACACCTGACGAGGTTATGGTTGTCTTCAACCTTGGCCACGATTACGAAGTACCAGTATATTTGAAGAAGGGGGAGCTATGGTCACTAGCTAGTATCCTACAACACGCAGCTGTCACTAACCTGATCGAAGCTACCTACGAGCTAACTAACAACAATACTGATGGAGAGTAACTAATGCCAGGCGTTAATTGGGCTGCTGCTGAGCGTAAGAAGGTTGACGAGGGCGAGTACGAGGCCGTTGTCACCAAGTGCGAGATTCGTGAGAAGCGCAACAGTGATGACAAGCAAGTCAACGTGACCTTCAACATCACTGAGCCAGGCCCATTCAAGGGTATTACCCAGTTCCGCAGTTATGACCTTACCGAGAAGGCACTGTGGGCACTGCGTACTGATCTGATGGAACTAGGTGCTGACGAAGATGACTTCCCCGAGACCGACGATGAGGATGAGTTCCTCACCAGTGTAGAGGCAGCGTGCAACCAGTACTTCACTGGTAGCAACGTCACCATCGAGATCAAACACAACCCTGATCGTACAGGTAAGACCGACAAGGCAGGCGACCCAGTGACCTACGCCAACATCGTCAAGGTGCGGGCACTGTAAGTGCCCTTCATCAAGGTGCTTAGAATAGTGCGGAACTATGATGGTTTCGTGACTTCCAGCACCCCAGTACTGCTTAACCTCAGCCAACTACGCAGTGTGGAACCCGCCATAGGTGGGAAGACTTGCAAGTTGGTTGAAGTTACGGGTGACAAGTACGAGATCGACTGCGATCTACTATCTATGGAGGAAAAGCTGACACACCCACTGATTCCGTAAGCGGCAGTAGATGAGAAAGGGGGCGTAGTGTCAATGCGTTATATCTGCGTGAGAGCTATGGCACTACGTCCCCAAGACCGCATCATAGAATATGGTAATAACGACAACTTGAGCTTTACCATTGACATAGCAAAGTGGGTATACATGCCACACACAAATTACAGGGGAATCCAAATAGACGGTACTCATCAAGATGGTGAGCAAGAGATATTATTCCTACGAGCGCATACTCCAGTGTGGATATGGAGAAAGTGAACGAGTTACCAGCCTGTTGTGCACTGTGTGACTGGCATATGGGGGAACATCCGCTGCTAGGTGAATACTATACCTGGCAGTGTGCAGTGCATGGAGTAATGTGCAAGTTATGGCCATATAGCAGCCAGAGTGAAATTATGACTGCTAAGCAATTTGGTTTGAGGCTCAACACGTTAATTAAGAGTGCCGGAGTTAGAGGTGAAGGCAATTGGCAATAACACCGAAACCTTCTTACGTAGCGTTATCAGCTACCCAGCCAACCAAGAGGGTTTTCTACTTATTGCCTTTGGTGATGGTGCCAACTGGCAGGAGCTATGGTTCCGCTGGCCAGACCAAGTGGATGAGGCAGTCGAACGAGCCCTCGAACTGGCACCCGAGTATAACGTCTACTTTAGTAGCTACCTCTTTCGTACACCATGCAGCACCAAAGATAACGTCCTCGAAGGTACACGAACCATTCAAGCCGATCTTGACGATGCTGACGTGGAGTCACTCCCGCTACAACCAACTATACTCGTCCGTACCAGCCCAAATCGACACCAGGGATACTGGGTACTAACCAGTGCACAATCACTTGAAGAACACGAGCGCCTTAGCCGACTCATTACCTACAGCATTGCTAAGTGTGACCACTCAGGTTGGCCCCTGGGTAGGAAGGTACGCCTTGCCGGAACCATTAACCATAAGTATGCAACACCCCACGAAGTGGGTGTTATCAATCAATCAGGAGTACTGGTCGATCCCGACGACATCATGTACCTTACTCCCATCGTACCAACTACCGTCGAAGCTATTGCCAACGACGAGTGGGTAGATGGTGAGCATCCCTGCGAGACCCACGGTAAGGAAATCCTCTTTAGCATTAAGCAGAACGTAACAGCAAAGCTATATGATGGTTATGACATACTACAAGCTGATAGGTCACTCTACCTGTGGAACCTTATGCGTGCCTGCTTTAGGGCAGGACTCGATAGGGACCAGGTATTCTGTGTTGCTGCATGGTCAGTCAACAACAAGTTCCGTGACCTTACCGTTAATGCTGAGCGTGAGCTGGCTAAGGATGTACAGCGTGCTTTTGAGTCAGTTCAAAGCAATGAACTTGATTACGTGTCCATCATCAACAGTGCACGTCAAGCCTCTGGTATTAAAGCAGTGAAGAACCAACGTATATCAGCAGCAGTGCTACAGTACATGTCGGATCAAGGCAGGTTCCTGCGTACCCAGGACGATCAATCCTGGTATATAGATAACACGCAAGGCCGACCAATCCCCCTCGTGCGTGGTAGCAGCCACCTACGTCATCTACTGGACTACCGCTTTGGCTTGAATGGATCGGAGATTGAGTACAGTTACGTAGCAGATCACTTGGAGACTCATGCTAGCCGAATGGCTCCTACCGCTATCAGCACTGCCCTCTCGTACTACCACCACGCCAGCCGAACCCTGTACTTACATCTTGGTGGACGTGACGTAGCGAAGATCACTGCTACTGCAAGAGACGTAGTACCCAACGGTACCGACAACATCGTGTTCCCCTGGATAAAAGGTGTACCAGCACTACGATTGGACAGTCGTGAGTTACCCACTAACATTCCCTGGGATGAAGTAATGTTTGGGGAAGGTAGCTTCCAGTATGCTGAGAACGTCAACGAAGCTGAGGGCATAGCATTACTACGGGTATGGTTGATGTTCGTGCTGATGCGCCATGCTGCGCCATCTAGACCCATACTGGCACTGCTAGGTCCGCCAGCATCAGGAAAAAGCACGTTACTCAAGAAGGTGTACAAGCTACTCTACGGTGATGCCAAGGATGTACTCATTCCTAACGATCCCAAGGAATTCGATCAGTCAGTAGGTAACAACCCACTCGTAGCACTGGACAACCAGGATGGCCCCGTAGCTACGTGGTTGCTCAATGCTCTAGCTGGTGCCGCTGGTACGTCTGACATCGAGCGCAGAGCATTGTTCACCAACAACGAGACCTTCACCTTGAAGCGACAAGCACTCATCGCCATCAGTGCACACGAGCCCAGGTTTGGTCGTGGTGACATTGCAGACCGCATGATGATTGTGAATCTCAAGCGCAGACCTGATGCGGAGTTTGTAGATGAACGACAGATATTTGGTAACATCCTATCACTGCGTGGAAGGATTTGGAATGCCATCATAGCTGACTTACAGCGCGTGCTAGCCCACCCACTACCTAACCCAGCCGACGTACCTCACACCCGTATTCAAGACTTCGCCACTACTGGCTACTGGATTGCTAGTGCTCTGGGTGTAGGACAAACCTTCAAGCAAGTAATAGAAAGGGTGAATGGTAGTCAAAAGAGCTTTGCCCTACAGGATGATGATTTATTGGAGGCTGCCCTTGACAAGTACATCACCAAGCACCACAAGACGGTGGGTACCTTCATCAACCCTGGTATGTTGTGGACGGTACTTGAATCACACTCATCCGACCCCGTAGCCTTCAAGCGTCAGTATCGTAATGCAATGGAGTTAGCTCGTAGGCTCAGTACACTAACTGAGGCACTACGAGCGCAGTACGACATTGACAACGAAGTAGATCCAGTAAAGGGAACTAAACTATGGTCGATACAGGAGAGACGTAATGGCCACGCGCACTCAGAAAATTAGCATCAAAGTGGAACCCCACGTGCACAACGCACTCGGCCTCTGTGCAAGAGACTTGAAGATGACCAACAGTGCGTATATCCGTGCTACCATCATCAAGTCCCTAGAACGATCAGGTTACCTTACTCGTGAGCAAGTGCACGCAGTAATAGATGGTGAACTAGAGCGTGTTGGTTGATAGGAGTTAGTATGACCTCGTATAAGGTGATTATCGTGTTTGAGTCTGGTAGAATAGAGTACGCCAACGTCAAAGCAATAAACACGTATAAGGCGATTGAAGCAGCGTTAAGCCAACTAGAAGACATCCAACTCGATATCATGTCAATAACAGTTGCGTATTGGTATGCGTAGCGTGTTATGAAAGATTGGCCCCGTTGCCAATGGTGTAAGTCAGTGCGTGATGCCTGGCCCTGTCCTGTGTGCGGCCAACTTACCTGCCGTGAGTGCATCGTGTACCTCAATCAACTAGAGGATGAGTGCAAGCATGAACGATTCGAGCCACCAGCAACCAGAGGATTCGTGGTCGGTACAAGTAATGCAGTTGAGTAGTGGTGAGTTCAATGTAGGAATAGTACTGCGTGATGGTGAGGTAGTATACCTATCTCCCAGTACTGCTTACAAGGCTGCAACACAAATATGTGGTACTGGAGCTATTGCACAGCGATTAAATGTGGCTCGTAATCGTATGTCACCAGAAGCCTTCGAGGTAATGGTAACAGCCCTACTTGGTAAGGGACAGTGACTACTAACCAGCAACCGTCATCTACACCAAACAAAATAGTGGTAAATGAGATATTAGATGCGTGGATAGAACACTGTACTGAAATAATAGGTGTCAATGTAGAGCACTGGCCGGACCAATTACGAGACGAAATTATTGCTGGGATAGTTAGCTACGACGGACTGCTATTTACCGCTGGGTACAAAAAGGGGCTTGCTGCGAGGAACAACACATGACAGCTACTATAAGTACCGGCCTACCCTGCTGCATAGGTGGCATCCAGGGTGAGGGCAACCTGACCGATGGAGTAATGATTGTAGGTCACATGCCCGGTGCAGACGAGATGCGTACTCGCAAGCCATTTACTGGACCTAATGGCTCACTCATGGATGCACTGCTAGAGTACACTGGGTGGTCCCGTGAGCGAGTGTACTGTACCAACATTCTGTGTCAGTACTTTAAGCCAGCACTACCAGGACGTACCAAGACTGGTAAGGCTAAGAAGTTACCGAGCACACTACCAGACCACCCAGAGTGTGTAGCCAGGTTCGAGCGTGAGGTGCAAGCCCTCAAGCCTAAGCTCATCATCACTCTCGGTGCTGAAGCCTGCGAGTACATGACGGGAATGAAGGTAAGCCGTGCACGGGGAGTCCCCGTCTTCGATACTAAACGCAAGTGCTACGTGATGCCCACCATGCAACCCATCGGTGCAGTACAGGGTGATGTAAGCATCCTGTACCACGTCATCCGAGACTTCTCGAAAATACAGCACATCCTACGATGGCCACAAGATGGTAGTATAAAAGATGTACACTACGAGGTGATTGATGATCCCACCGCAGCACGAGCCTACCTATCTTCCCTTCCTCGTAACACCTACGTGTCACTGGACATCGAAACTGACAATCGTTTTGTCAATATTATTGATATTTTCAGTGATAAGTTGCTATGCGTTGGTGTTGGTTATATTGACCCTACTACACAATCCGAAGTGGTGTGGGTACTAACTCCCACTGCACTGCAAGGCTTGTGTGCTGACGACTGGCCCCAGGACGTATGGTGGACCTACCAGAATGGACCCTTCGACAAGAATGGCCTACGACACTACCTCAACACCAACTTACCCATCGTACATGACACCATGATGATGTCGTATGCACTAGATGAAAGGGGTGGGCGTGATGAAGCAACGGATTCATTTGCTGGCATTCATGGCCTTGGTCCCCAGGCAGATGAGTGGTGTGGAGCAGAGTTCTATAAGGAACGAGAGAAAGGCGAGCGTGGTACTCATCCTGCCCAGCTTGATCCCAGCGTGCTGCACCGCTACAATGCACACGATGTTGCTTACACAGTCAGACTACCAATTATCTATGTGCCTAAACTGATTGACGAGGATGTCTACGACTTATACGAGAACCGACTCATGCCACTCAGCCGTGCCTTCGCTGACATCAACTATGAAGGCCAGCCCGTAGATACTCGTTACTTGCAAGACCTGATTCTCAAGTGGGGGCCACGTTACCAGCAGGGTGAGGAGCACTTACAAGAGTTAGCTCAGGAGTATGGCTTCCCTGGTACCATCAACCTTAACTCACCTAAGCAAAAGAGCCAGTTCATCTACACACTGCTGGGCCTAGAGCACGAGCAAGCACCTAGCACTGCTCGCACGGTGATTGAAGACTTAGACCACCCGTGGATTGATGCCTACCTGGATCACGCCAGGCTAGAGCACATCATCAATCATTACTTAGTACCAGCGGTACGACAGATTAAGATTGATGGTAGGATGCATACCAGTACTCTTATCCACGGCACCACCAGTGGACGACTGGCCTACATAGATCCACCCTTGCAGACCTTGCCGCAAGCCTACACGGTAGGTGAATTTGCTGAGCTACGGAGAATCTTTATACCTGACTCACCAGAGCACGTCATTGCAGAGTTCGACTACAACCAGATCGAGATGTGGATGGCAATGGGGTTATCCCACGATGATAACATGCGCCATGCACTCGAAGCTGGTGACATCCACGGGGCTACTACTAGGAACGTGCTACACGTAGACCCACTCACCACAACCACTGAAGAGTGGAAGATTGCCCGTCAGTTAGGTAAGAAGGTAAACTTCTCCGTCATCTACTGGATCAGTGCCAAAGAGTTATCGAACCCCAAGAAGGGTATTGGTGGTACCGTAAGGCAAGCCCAGGAGCACATCAATAACTTCTTCGACGAGTACCATGACTACTACGATTACACCCTTCAATGTGTAGAAGAGGCCAAGCGTGAAGGCTACCTACGCACTCCTTACGGACGTAAGCGTAGGTTCCACTTGATGCTAGACAGTCGCCAAGACCGCCAAGCAGTGAACTACAAGGGGCAATCAATCGCCAACGATTACACCCTCAGCGCACTGCTTCACCTGCACAACGACCCTTACTTTCGTACCGTCCTGGGTGGGAGGATACTATGGGGAGTGCATGACTCACTCGTCACCAACCTACGACGAGACCGCCTAGAAGAGAGCATTGACTACGTGTGCAGTGTGATGGAGTCACAGCACATAGTTGACTTACCAACAGTCAAGGTCGAGCCCAAAGTTGGCCCTAACCTGTACGATGTGAAGGAGTGGAAGCGATGACAGTAGTAGAAATAAATGAGCCTAACTTGTCAGAGACTTGGTGGAAGTGTGATTATGCGGGATGTGAGGCTAGAGCACAGTCGGGTACTACGGATACAAGTAACTGGAGGGTAGTAGTTTCTGGTTATAGTTCAGATCGTCAACATCGGCATTACTGCCCAATTCATAGAACCGACGCAGCTATAGTAAATGCCTTAGACCCAGTTAGATATACGAAACCTACTGTAACAACATGGAAACGTATCTCAGTAGTGGAGATGGGTAACATGAGAGTCATCATCGAGCAACTCAGTGAAGATTAGTTCTGCGCTCCTAAGCCTCATACTAGCAACTACTCTAACCGTGAAGGCTACTGCCTATTGCTTAACTGGCTACACCAGGACTGGTACCTACACCAGCCGTGGCACCATTGCCGTAGATCCGAGAGTTATACCTCTAGGCAGCATCGTGTACATTGAGGGGTTTAACGGGTACTACGTAGCTGAGGATACTGGCTCAGGTGTGCTAGGCAATCACATTGACATCTGGATGGAAAGCTGCGATGAAGCCATACGGTGGGGTGTACGTTACCTGGAGGTGACATGGACACAGTAATACAAGTTGCTTGGGCAGTCTATATAGACGTTGTTGTTGGGTTAGTACTCTTTATTAGTTGGCTAGTTCCCCAACTATTTGAGCGGTACGATGTTAACTAACCCCCACCCAAACATAATCAGTATCGACCCAGGGGGTACTACTGGCCTTGCCGTGTGTATTGGAGGTGAAGTAGCTACCTGTACCAGCACTGATCCAGAAGAAGTGTGGGGTATGTGCCAACGGTTCGATGTTATTGTCATCGAGAGGTTTGCTACCAGTGGAATGATGAGTAAGTACGGGCTAGCTACCATCGAGATCGTAGGTGGAGTACGAGCCATTGCGTACCTGCACGACAAGCAGCTATTCATCCACTCTCCCCAGGAGCGTTACGCCTATCAGCAGATAGCCCACAAGATGCTGCTGGACCGTGGAGTCTACTTCGTGATCCACGAGGAAGATGCACTTAGTCACTACCTAGCCTACATGGATAGAAAAGATGACCCAGCCTACTTACGTCGATGTGGGAGTTGACCGATGGCAGTACGTCTGCAAGCTAGAATCTATGCACCAGATGGATCACCTCTGACGGTGATTGAGGATTACCAATCATTGCAAGTGCAGCATCGGTTGAATGACTTCGACACGCACGTGTTACAACTGGACAAAGCCCGTCATAACCAGTGGCGTGCATTTACTAAGGATTGCTTTGTAGAGGTACTACGGAGCGACCTTGCCAGGGGACTTGATTGGTACCAGGAGTACATTGGCTTCCACCGTACTCCACAACACCAGGTCACTGAGCAAGGTAGCCAGATATTTACCAGTTACGGTCGTAGCATGGAAGACTTGCTGCACCGGCGAGTGATACTCTATGCTGCTGAGACTCCCTACACTAAAAAGGGATACTCAGCTATGATTGATGGCCATTACGTAGGGGTACCTGCGGATGATGTAATCAAAGCCTACGTGCGGGAGAACATTGGTGAGTTAGCTGACAACGTATCACGCCTAACTTTCGGTAGCATACCTACCTGGACGACGGAACCAGACACCAGTGAAGCACCACTATGGGCTGGTGAGATAGCGTGGCGTAACCTCCTAGACGTGGTACAGGAGATTGCCAATAGCTCTGTTAACTTAGCCGCAGACCCACCCAATGTCATACCGCGTCAAATTGACTTCAAGGTATTACTCACCAGCTTGAATCCACCTAGCTTCCTGTTCGTTACTGGTCACCCCATGCTAGGTAGGGATCTCACCATTACCAACCCACCAGTAACCTTCGGTCTGCAATTCGGTAACCTCAGCAACATCAACTACACACTGAGTGCTACGGAAGAGGCCACCGTAATTGTTGCCACCGGGTTAGGTATGAACTCGGATCGCCTCACCTGGCTCATCCGTAATGAGGCAGCCATTGCAGCCAGCCCGTGGAACAACATCGAGTTTGTGCGGGACAACCGAGTTAATGAGTCACACGAGTCACTAGCTACTACAGCACAGAAGGTACTGATAGAACTAGGTGCACAAGAGAACTTCAAGTTCGCACCTATCCAAACCAATCAACTGTGCTATGGACGTGATTACTCAATGGGTGACAAGGTACTGATTAGCTTCGAGGGTATTACCCGTGCCAAGCGCCTGACGGGTGTATCACTCACTTCTAACCAAACCGACACCGAGCAGCTTACCTTTGACTTTAGTGACGTGCTACCAGTTAGCTTCGAGCCAGTAAGTGACGCAGTACGCTCACTCAGCAACCACATCCAGGCAGTAGAACACTCAGGGGAAATATAAGTGCACGAGACAAAGTGCCCACTAGTAGTTTGCCTATGCGGATCTACGAGGTTTTGGGAGGCATTCAGAGATGAGGGACTTAGACTCACTTTAGAAGGTAAGATCGTACTCAGCATTGGTATTGCTGCACCAGATTCTATTACTTTTGCGAATCCTGACAGTCCAGAGACTAGACTTATTAAATCACGTCTGGACGTACTACACTTCCGCAAGATAGACTTAGCGGATGAAATCCTTGTACTCAACGTTGGTGGTTATATTGGAGAATCTACCGAACGAGAGATAGCTTACGCAGAGAGTACGGGTAAGGTAATTCAATACTTAGAGTCGTACCATGAGTAGTAGAGGAGCAAGTGCAAGTACACTTTCCAAGCGAAATAATTTTGCTTACTTGCTACGATCTTTGCGCCAACGTCAAGGTCTTACCGCAGCACAACTTAGTAGAGCTGCCCTAGTAGATCATAGCTACATCACCCGCCTAGAAACCGGCCAGCGTAAGGGATGTAGTAGAACTGTAGCACTAGCTTTAGCAGAGGGGTTGAATCTTAATCACAAAGAGACAAACAACCTGCTCATAGCTACTGGACATGCACCAACTACCATAGGACCGCAGGTTAAAATAACCTCAGCAGTATTAGCAGTAAGTGCGCTAGAATCCGAACCAACCATGACTGCTGAGTCCAGACAAGCATTCGAGCAAGTAATCATCAACATCTGTAACCATTGGAGATCGTTACCAGATGTCAGCTAAGCACAGTTACACCTTTACCTATTGCATCAGCTTCAATACCTGGATACCAGAACCTACCTTACGTGAGGCAATAGAACGTCGTAAGGATGGGGAGAGTATAGAACACCTAGCTGATGACTTAGAAATACCATACCCTACATTACGATATACGCTCATGCGCCTTGGTATGGTGGGTAAACCCTATAAGCATATTGCAACTGAATCATACTGTAAAGAGTGTGGGAGGTTATTTAACGGTTCTACCAGGCAAAAGTACTGTTGTCCAGCGTGTAGAAAATCACACGACTATCAACGTAGAGTAGCAACTAATGGTAAGCAATACCAACCGAGGAGTAGAGCTAATGTACAGTGACGAGCGGATACTAAGCAGTGATCGACTCGCACGGACTAGAGAGTGGTTCTCGGTTGGTGGGCAGCCTAATGGGCTGGTGGTGTTATCTCTGCTCGATCACATCGACGCGCTGGCCGAGCAGCTCGCCGCCGCCGAGGGCCGGGCGGTGGAGGCAGATGAGTTGCTCTATCTCGCCTGGGGCGTCATCGCCAATGTGCGTAATGGGAACTGGGAGGGCGAATCTGACGAGTGGCAGGCAGCGGCGGTACGCTGGCGAGACCGTTGGTCCGCGTCCATAGCACCGGCCCGCGCGACGGGGGAGGAGGTGGACCGTGGCTGAGGGGCAGGGCGCGCGGCTGCTCCCGCAAGAACTGGACACCATTCGCCAACATCGTCAGCAGACATCGAATAGTTCAAGCCTGATATTGGCGGCGCTGCTTGCTGACCACGACGCGCTGGCCGCTGAGAACATCGAGCTGCGGGCGGCGTTAGAGGATGTGCTGCGCATGACTGCCCACAGCTTGCTGACCTCTGGCCAGGAGATTGAGCGGATCTGTCGCGCGGCGTTGGGTGGGCGCGCGGATGGGAGTGAGTAATGCGTCCAACCTGGGATGAGACAGTATTCGCAGTAGCACGAGTCATGGCCAAGCGTAGTACCTGCTTGCGCCTACAAACAGCCGCCGTAATTTGTACACCAGACCACCGCATCATCAGTACTGGCTACAATGGCTCACTACCAGGCCAAGAGCATTGCGATGACTACGTGCCTGTAGATATACAAGGCGGATACACAACATTGGGGTATCGTGGTTGTGAGGTAGTAGATAATCATTGCATCCGCACAGTGCACGCCGAAGCTAATGCCATACTGCAAGCAGCCAAGTATGGCGTCAGTTTACAAGGCACTACGATGTATAGCCTACATCGTACCTGTGTACAGTGTTCCAAGGCCATCGTGCAGGCTGGTATAATAGAGGTAGTGTTCGCTGAGCCGTACCGCGATGACGACGCCGAGTCAGTTAGTGCTACACGCAAGCTCACCACAGCAGGAGTAATAGTTCATAACTATGCGCTCGATTAAAGGCAATCGCTTCGAGCGCATCAAGTGCTCGTGCATAGTACCGAAGCTCTGTAACAAATGCAACAGGACTGGCTACTTGTTAGTGCCAGTCCCATTGTATGCCTGGGCTATTCGAGATCAGTTACGTAAGGGGACATTACCATAAATAGTATACCCTAGATTGTTGCACCGGCAATAGCTGCAATTACCAGGAAGGCCACACCTAACCATTGCCAGCCCAACCCAGTTTGCAACTTCCCCTCAATCCATGCTAGAACAAAGCACACTGCGGCAAGAACCAGTATGATGTTACCCGGTGTCATGGTTACCTCCTAAGCTATACGTAGTGCTTTTAGTTGGTCAGCGATGGCTAGTATCTGACTCTTACGGGGGCCATTCTTCCTGGTGGCCTCTGACACTAACCCATCGTGAATGTTGTAGGTTGCCACCCCCAGGTTGTTAAAGCACACGTCACAGTCAGGCATTGGTGGCTCCGGTCCTGGTGGTGGTGGCACAGCACTCATAGTTACTGCCTCGTCGAAGCAATCGAGATCCACTGGTGAGCCCTGATACTGGTGCCCGTAGATTTGACTGTAGGGCCAGTACTTCGAGGTAATGTTAAGGTCGTTATTACCATTGTACACAGCTAGCCATGCAGCACGATCAGCTAACCCACCAATGTACCCACCCCAGTACCCCTCTACAAACCAATCACCCGTGTAGATACCAGCCCTCAACCCTGCTGACTCAATGCGTTGTACAGCCTCTAGTGCTTGTACTTGGGTAGGGTAGCTCGACCCGTATAACTCGCAATCTATCCACACGATAGGTACATCAGGCGGGCAAATCGACAGAGCCGATTGTACTTGCTGTGCTACGGCTATATCACCGTAGAGCCACATGTACACACCTACCGTACAGCCATTATAACGCACAGATTGTATCTGATCGAGGGAGTGCTGTTGTGGTGGACGTTCAATATCCTGGTAGAGCCGTACTACTACGTGCTGTGCAGCATACTGCTGGATGAGTGCAGTAAGGTCTGCTGGCTGGTAGGAGCTACAATCGAATCCAGAGACGGTCACTTCCGTTCCCCACCAGCAGCACGCACTTGCTCTGCGATGATGGCCCTGACATCCTCTACCGTAATGGCTGGCACTGCTGGTGCTACAACTACAGCCTCACCACTACTCGGTACTACTGCATTGTTGACGACCGTTACGGGTGGCTGCAACGAGCTACCACGACTGGTAATGACCCCACCAATGGCACGAGCATAACTGGCCAGTAGGATTGGGCCAATCAGTCGTGGGTTCATCAGGGTTGTTATATCGGACGTGGTAAGTACCAACCCCGTAGCAATCACTATTGCATTGAAACTGGGCCACACGATTAACTCTTCAAATGCCTTGAAATCATAGTTCATTTTCTGGTAACCCCCTTACTTCTAGGTGCCTGATTACGCTCCCGCAACATAGACAACAAGGCTTCACGGCTAATATGGTCCATAACGGCATTAACTATTAGAAGTACTTCCCAGGCAATGATAAAGAGAGACCCAAAGAGGGTAGCCGCTGAGTATGTCATAGGAGGTTGTGGTGCTGTCATAGAACTAACCCCCAGCAACACTACACACAACTGAGTAGTAGTGTATAATACTTGGCGCCGTATATTGGTCTTAGCAACTAGTATTTCCTCTGGTACACTTCCATGCCTTACTACTTCTCGGTAATCTGTAGTACAGAGTTGAAGTAAGAGGCTATGTACTGTCACTCCTATCATCCCTATCCCCGTCCATATCACCTCCCCCCACGTTATAGTTTCGTTCAACATTTGGTGTTCTACCTCGCACCCTAGTTTCGATGGCCAGAGCTTCTAGCCGGTACAGTACACTGAGAAACTCTTCCTTGGTCTTATTAACTTCCTCGTCAACGTTCTTACCCTTGCCCCCAAATATCTTATGCACCCATTCTCTCACAGTTGGCGCTCCACCCGTGCAGCACTAGACCGTGTTTCTCGCAACATCTCCAGGCAAAGTGATTCATACTTATCAGCCCTTGCTTTCTGTTCCGTATAAGCCCAGCCAAAGACAAACCACCGTAGAGACCCAGCCACTATTACGAACACCCCTAGCCCTGCATTTAGCAGTTTGCTTATTGTCTCACCATCCACCTTTTAGCCTTTTCATTAATACATTAAGCAACGGGTACACCTTCCGTCAACTCTAACCAGTCCTTTACTCCTGAGTGCTTAGGACAGAACATCACAATGAATGTCCGATCCATGCACCACAGTACCACACAGTTACAATCTAACATTGTAACTGATTCTATGTCAGTGGTACCAGTGCCTAACCCATTAACTAGCGCAGATTGCAACAAGAGACGACCCCGACAGGACGGCAGTATAGTTGCTAACGTCCGGTACATTCTGCACGAAGGTAAGACTCAGGTTATCAGCATCGGTAACCACGATGTATCCAACTATATGTAGGAGAGTAGCCCCAGTCAGCACCCCAAAGGCCAACCCACTATTCAGTGCTGTAGCTACTGAGCTACCAACTAAGGTAGGATCGGTTGGGTCAAGTCCCAACGCCCCATACATCACTCGGGTGGTAGTACCAGCATAACCAATAGCAACCTGGATGCCCTCAGCAGTGGTAACTGCCTGTACCGCTAGGATGGCATCGAACTTATAGGAACCTGCTGCTGGCAATGCTACTGTCAGGGGAGTGTCAGTACCACCATTGGACACCAGGCTGTCAGCCACCATGACATCACTTACAGCTACCTGTATACCGTGTGCATGGTCACCCTTACTGTAGTTGCTACTACTACCAGCCACCCCAGCAACACCTGGAGTCAAGTCAGCTACGGTTACCTCACCAGCAGGGGCACCACTTAAGTTACTGAATGCGTGCTTGGTACCAGTCTCAGCGGATTGATCCCCATGTACTGGTAGCATCACTCTGTCGTCAGTAAGAGTGATAACTGCACCAGTAGTAATGGATGCCCGCCAGAGTGGAGTATCCCAGGTAACCCCCGCGCTTTGTACCAAAGCCGGGGCTCCGCCACCCTCTACCCCAGCAATCTGTACCAATCTAACAGTTTGTGCTGACCACGACTTACGCAGCACAATCCTATCTACCCGTGTGCTACCGCTAGGTGTAGCCACGGTGAATACCACGTTGGCATCGCTATCATGCACGGTACCATAAGCTACCCCAGTACCAGCCGCAATAGTTACCTGGTTGCTACCAATAGTAGCCCCATACTGTGATCTAGCCCCCCGTGCTACTCCACCAACCCCAGCTACCCCCAATGCACCACACAGTGCATCCAGTACCAATGCAACTTCAGTAGCGAAGTCATACGGTGCAGCGGTAGCATCACCAGTAGTAGTTCCGTCCCACATTAGCGAGGTCTGAGTCATGTACCCTGCTCCTATATTCCGAGGTAGCGGTCAAAGTAGGACATGACCACTCTGCTACTACTGTTGGTGCCAGTCATCACTACGGAGATGTTATTCACGCCACTATTGATAGGATTCAATGACCACGCAGTCAAATCACTCTCAGTGGTTATATACCCAAGCAAGTTAGTACCATCATCAAGAGTAAAAGTCTTCACTCCCGGACTAAGATCCAGTACTGCGGTACGACCGTCCCCTAGTAAGTAGGTGATCTCAATGATGTCACCCGTGGTACTATTGGTAATGATGAGACCAGTAAGTGGACCTGTCAAGGTGAAGGTTGGGTAGGAGAGCCACGTACCAGCATAGGTTGATGCCGAAGCCATAGCAATGTCACTGCTAAAGATGGGGCCAGTAATTGGACCTACCAACTCACTACGAGTGGACGGATCAAACGTCACTGTCCGCACGTGTGGGTCATACCAAGTAGGGTTACTGGCCTGGAACCTCAGTACTTCAGTGAATGATGCTAAGTCCCACCCATTACCAGTAGGTTGGAAGTTAGGGCCTTGCAGGATGAAGCAATCAATAGCCCTCAGCGTACCATCTGATAATTGCTTCTGCAACGTGCCCTCATTTAGTGCATAGGCAGTAGCTTGTAGTCCAGGGTTCAGGGTACCTACTAAGAACTCTCGTGCTTGCTCGATAATGGGTACGTAGGAATCCCATTGTCTAACTGTTAACTGCACCACCCGTGGTTGGAGGAAGAAGTCCAGCACTGTGTTCCCATGCTGGAACGGTCCCCTCTGTGTGCGATAGTCGATAGGTGGCATTCCCTCACCTTCACTACTTAGCACAGCACGACTGCCGGGTACATCGAAGGGGTACACTAGGCCATTAGGAGCAATGTACTCATAACGCACTGGGTAGACAGGAGTTCCACAGATAAAGGGCATATACTACCTCCTACCCACCATCGCCAGAGCAGTTAAGTCTTGACGGATGCCAATAGGTGATTGCACCTCACTGTAGTTGGCATCCACATTGTAGTTGGTGACGTTGTTGACCGTAGTAGTTCCAGTTCCACTCGGCACCACGATCTGAGTAGTACCTGGTAGATCCCCTACTTGACCAGTAGTATAGGGGCTGCCACTAGTAGCCGTGTAGTTGGATGCAGCACTAGTAGCTGCTCCCGTGGTAGTACCGGCTGTGCCTGATACTGGGGCCACCGATGGAGTCGGTGCTGGTACTGGTGGTACGTTAGTACCCTGTAGGTTAGACACTGCCTCCAACTCAAGTCGTGCCTTGTGTGCTGCATCAAACACCGTAGTCATTTGTAGTTCCAGGTTGGCTACAATAGCTTCCATCACTGGAGCCATTGCATCACCACCCGCCTTGACAATCTCAGGTGCCTTATCCTTTATTTGTCGTTCAACATCTTGCAGGGTGTTTCCCAAGGTACCCAGCACTGCTCGTGCTTGTTCTTCAACACTATCACGGATTTTCTGGTTGGTCTCTGCTAACTCACGATCAAGTATTGCAAGGCGTGCATCACGCTCAGTAGTGATCTCTACGGCACGACGATTAGCAGCCAGAATCTCTATGTTATCTTGATGTGATTGCCGTACTTCCTGCTGGTGATCTTCAAACACTACGTCATCAAGTACGTCCTGACGACTGCGGGTACGATCTTCATTACGTCGGCGTACTGAGTTCTCATACCTACGCGCTTCTTGCTCATCAGCAAAGTTAGTACGCTCAATGTAGTTACCTTCCTCGTACTGGGTATCCTCGTCCTGACGACTACGAGTACGAGTTCGGTCCTTATCTTCGTTAGCACGCTGTCGTCGCAACGTGCGTTGGTAAGCTGCCTCCTGTGCATCCTCATTAGGTGCTAGAGTAAAGCCACCCGTATTGAATACCTGGGAACGAATCTTAGCCAGGTCTTCTTGAGTCTGACGGGTACCCTGCTTGTTACGTAGTGCCTCTAGTCTCTGCTGGTGGTGTTCTTCATCATCTTCTGCACGCTTGTAGGCAATGTCTTCATTCTCACGTAGCCTACTACGCTGTAAGTCTCGCTGGCGTTGCTGTAACTCGAAGCCATGATCTATGGCACGACTAATAACTGATTGCACACGGTCTTCTGTTTCCCGTGCATCACTAATGCGGTTGTCACGATCCTGACGACCAAAGGTACGAGTCTGTGTTTCGAGCCTGAGTAAGTGGTCGAGTTGCTGCTGCTCAGCACGCTCCTGCCTGCGCTGCTCTAGGTCCGTAAAAAGCTTATCACCAGCCTCGTTGGCCTTGCGAATAACTTCGTCACGCTTCTCCAGGTATTCCCTGTAAGCAATGACGGTAGCATCAGCAGCCTTACGAAAGATGTCTTCCAGCTTCTCAATAGCTTGTAAGCCAGCCTTCTGGATCTTGTCGGACAAGTCATTAGAGAACTCTTCTGCTTGATCCAGGGCCTTGTTGTACGCAACTTCAGGGCCCTGTACCTGCCGGCCCTTGGGGGTCTTAGGTTCCTTTACTGCGTAGTCACCACCTTCAGTACTAGCACCAGCAGTGGCCCTGAGTGCATCCACCCGTGCACGAGCCTCATCAGCACGAGCACCAATACCATCTATGATAGTACGGAGGTTTGCCCCTAGAGTATCACCAGCAGCAATAGTTTGGGGGATGGTAACCGAGCCAAGGTTTTTAATCTTATCATCAAGTGCTGCTGCGGCATCCTTAACTGCACCGAATGTATTTACAGTAACCTCAGCTTCTTTGAGCATGATACTCAGGACTGGGTTACTGAAAGCACCATTGTTACCTAGCTTCTCGCTGGCAAGGCCAAACAAACCTCCCAGGCCCGTATTAGCCAGGAAGGTACCTAGGTCGTTGAACCTATCTCTTATGAATGCTATACCTTGAGCAATGGCACTTGCTATACCTTCCCATGCCTGCTTGGCAGTCATAGGTGCCTTTGCTTGGTTATCCATAAAAGTCTTGTTAATATCGTCTAGCTCACCTATAGAACTAGCAGTGAGCTTTACACCAGACTGGGTAATTTCAAGTGACTTTTCCCAGGTTTCACGGTTGACACGTAATTGCTCATTGGCATTATCAACCATATCTTTAGTTTGAGCATCGTTGATGTCAACAACACCCTGGGCAGTGTCGGCATAGTCTTGAACTATGCCCTGCTGCCCTTGCTGTATAGCAGCTACAACTTTACCTTGAGCATCAACTAGATCAACATTAGATTGACTAATCTCTTCATTAGCTGTTACTATAGCATCAGCACTTTGCTTGGTTCCACCAACTAGTGCTATGTAGGATTGCACCAGAGGATCAACTGCCTTGCCCAGTTGCTCCAGTAGTCCAAGCACAATCTGCATTGGCACGGCTACGGCTACGAACGATGCCACCAACGTCGCACCGATGGTAACTGCCAGGCCCTCAATGATGTGCCTAACTTGATCCATCGCCTCTTGGTTACTGACAATGGCACCAACCCAGTTAGCAATGTCAGTAATAGAATTGGCTACCACAGTAGCTACGAAACCAATAGCATTCCCGAGCTTGTCTATCTTGTCGGTGACTGAACCAATAGTACTAGCACTGGTGGCCCAGTCCACAAACCGCTGGCCAACCTGTAGCACCGCAGGTAGTATCTGATTGATGAAGGCATCACGTACCTTGCCTCCTACATCAATCAGTGAATTGAAGAAGTCCAGTGCAGGACCAGAAGCAATCTCTTCGAGGGAAGCTTTAAGTGTACCAATACCTTCACCCGTAGCTACGGCTACAAAGGCTTGACCGAGCTTACGTACATCCTCAATAGGTATAGATTGCAAGAACAGGATACCAGCATTGACTGCATCAGAGAAGCCCGCTACCAATGGACCTGCAAAGGCAGTAGCTAGTGTCTCAACGTTGTTCTTGAGAATAGTAAGTCGTGCATTGAGGGGCAGTACCAGGATGTTAGCCATGTCAACGGCAGTAACATCCTTCATGGACTGTGCCATCTTGTCGAAGGCTTCCGCACCCTGATTGGTGATGATATTAGCAGCGATAGCAGCACGAGCACCGAAGATTACTGCTAGTGCGTGCTTCTGTTCTTCCTCAGTGACCCTACCCTCTTTAAGGGCTTGCTCACCGAAAGCCTTGTTCATGTCAATGATAACGTCCCTGAATGGACGTATCTTGCCATCAGTAGTGAATAACGATACCCCAAAGTCATTCAGCAGCTTAGCAGCGTTCTGTGAGGGCTTCTCCAGGTCGAGGATGACTTGCTTTAAGCTGGTACCACTAATAGAAGCTGACTCACCAGCATTGGCCAGAATGGCTATGGTGGTACCCAGGTCTTGCACACTGATCTTGGTACTCGCAGCAATAGGTGCAGCCTGACGCCAAGCAGTGATTACCTCATTGAAGGATAGCCGCGACAACTGTGCAGTGCCAGTAAGTGCATCAGTAGCCTCTTTGAAGCTAACTGTTTGAGTAAGTGCCCCATTAACAACCTGGGTGTACGAGCCTACGATGCCAGTAACAGCCTTGGCAGCATCACCCAGGTTCAACTCACCATTGGCAGCAGTAGCTAGTGCTATGACTGCATCAAGTGCACCCTTACCTACGATGTCAGTAAGTGACACACCCGCACGAGCTAACTCGTTAACTGCATCTGCTGCTTTACCTAACCCGAATACTGAGGTACGACTTACATCCTCAATCTTCGCATTAAGCTCACCCATCTGCTGTTGGGTAGGTTGCAGCAAGGCAACGGTGAAGGCTAATTCCTGTTGGTAATCACCCGCACCCTTAATAGCCGCCTGGAAGCCATCCACTGCTTGACGGACCAAGGCACCAGTAATATCCGCTACTGCCTTTACAACGTTCTCACCGGCGGTAACGATGCTATTGTAGGCACCTACCAGTGCACCTATAGATGCCAGGACAACACCAATAGAACCGCCCAGTACGAGGCCCTTGACACCCAATCTATCAAAGGATGCACCTAGTGTAAGAGTGTTGAGTACAGCATTGTTACCAGACACACCTAACAGGTTACTAGCACTGACTAGGGCAGTGATGGCCCGTACAAAGCCGAGAGAGGAGCCGGCCGCCTTTTCCTGCTCTGGTACTAGACCCATATAGGCGGCTTGTTGTGCCATAATGGCTGAAGTTACTTCTTGGTAGGAAGCAACTTTAGGGGCAAACTTACTAGCATCGGCACTCAGTGTTTCTCGTTCTACCTGCTGGGCACGCTGTAGAGCAGCAGCCTCAGTAGTAATAGCCGCAACTATTTGAGCATAATTTCTTTGTACATTAGCAGCATGAGTCTTACTTGCTTCATCTCGCTGCTTCTCATCAGCAAGTACTTTTAAGGTGACTTCATGTACCTTAGTAGCGTAGGCATCCTGTGTCTGAATAATACGCTGGATCTGTAAGTCTTGTTGTTGCGTGCTACCTGGATCAGCACGCACAATACTACGATCCAACCCGCTAGCGAGTGGACTGGTAAGGTTTTTTAACTCTTGTATAGGCTTCTGCATCTCAAGAGCAATATCAGCGTGAGCACGCTGCAATGCTCGTATAGCTTCGGCCTGCTTGTAGATAATATCAGCGTTGCCAGCAAGCTTCTTCCACGACGCATCCATCTGAGTCGTGGCAGTCTCAGTAACAGCAGCCGTGGTCGTTGTAGTAGTAGCTAGGTCGTTGAGCACACCTCTAAGGCTGGTTAGCCCACTAATTGCAGTGGCTAAGCCAGCCCTAAAGTCATCTAGACCTTTTAGTACTAATTCAGCGCCAGTCTGTTCCAGGTCGGCCATCGGTTGTGTACTCCGAGTACCTTACGACTGGTGGGTAGCTGATCTACGCTTCATATCATCAGCTACGGCTTGCTGCTTGTGTTGCTCGATCAGGAAGTGTAATCGGTAGTGAGCTATGGATCTCACCCGTTCACTAACGTCCTGGCTAACCCACTCAACCCAGTTACACAACCCAAACGCAGCAGCTTCACGGCACTCATACTCAGAGACAAACCCTGGAACTAATGGCTCAACTGTTATCCCTGTCTGTACCGTCGATGTTAACAAGTGTTCCGTTATGGGACTCTCGTTCCTCATCACTCGGAAAGGTTTCGATTGCCTGCTCAACCTCCTCTTCCTTGACGAGGCCACTGTACAGAGCTACCTTATGCACGCACTTGTTTACTTCGTTAGCATCCTGGAATACATGGTAACGTAGCCAGGCAACCTTACGTGCAATGCCGGCAGAGGGCACTTTCAGTCCCAGGTACGTAAGTTCATCCATCCAGTCGTCAGACACTAGCGAGTGCAACCCTGCTGGCAACTGCTCAGGAAACTCATTCATCACCCCCAGGCCAAGATAGATGTTATTGGATTGCTCGTACCGCGCATTGGCCCAGGCAGTTAACTCGGTCTGGTAGGTAGGACTGTTAGGGTTCTCAATCCAACGGTCATCATCTTTTAAGTACACCTGTGGAGGCTTGGGCTGAATCAATCGTGCATCAGCATCTACCACTAACTGGTGGTTCACCTTCTGCAACTTGAGCATGAGTCCTGATTCAGTAAGAAACCTATTAGGCAACTCAGCATCATTCCGCACATCACTTTCCTCAACCACGGGAAGCAAAGACAACTGCGTGTTAATCGTGCCATCATACTTCATCACATTCTCCACAACCTAAAAGTTGGGGCCAAGTACAACGGGCGGCTATTGTACTTGGCCCCATTTACACGCTTACTACGCCGCCTTCACCACGAAGCCATCGGTAGCATTGTCAGCGAGTCCAGCACCAAACACCACGTTGGGGTCGCACGAGGCGAGTGATCCAACGTAGTCATTAGCGGGGATACTGGCACCCGACTCAGGCATCACGTACCAGGAGTGCCCACCATCAATAGTACGCAGCACACGTCCTGCTGGTGCAGCAGTGTTGTGCGCCATGTACCCGACGCTAGGAGTGGCGAACACTATATCACGCACCACGCCTGCACCACTACCAGGGAACGCAATCTCGTGCCAGTTCACACCCTGGTCGATGGTGTAGAACAGCTTACCACCATTCGTACCCACCAACCAACGGTCCTTGGTCTGCATCCACACTGCGTTGAGATCCACACCCACTGCTGGGCCAGTCACCGCAGCCCACGTACTACCACCGTTGGGGGTGTACAGCACTGCATTGGACTTACCAACCGCCACGATGTGGAGTTGGTCAATGCCGTGGATGTCAGTTAGATCCTGCACCGTAGCACTACCAGACGACTGTGGGGTAACCGATGCAGTAGGATCAGCAGTGAAATAGATGTACCCACCCAGTCCAGTCATCCAGGTATGGCTAGGATCGAATGAGTAAATCTTGGTAGGTCCGTGTCCTGCCACGAAACCAGTAGACATGTTAGTCCAGGTCTCTACTGCATTGAGGATGTCTCGGATGTTAGCGTAATGCACGCTCTCCGACTCACTACTCGCCACGACGATGTTGGTACCCACCAAGGCCAGGGCGTCAGGGTCATTACTAGCAGTAAGCGTAGTAATGTTACGGTACCCAAACGACCCACCACCATCAGAAGAGTAGATCAAGTCAGCACCCAGGCCAGGACTACCACCAGCACGCAGGGTGACACCCATGACGATCTGACAACCGTCCGAGCTAATACCGCACGTACCGCACTGAATACGGTCAGGTACGATAATACCCATCACTTGCTGGGTGACAGTAGAGGCAGCAAGCTCAGCAAACGAGAGGGGCACTACCTCGTAGTAATCCTCACCAGTCCACGGCACCGTCTCGTCTACCACTGCACGCTGGTCAGGTGCAAGTGCACCAAGGTCAGCAGTACCGTACTGAGTAATACGGGCAGCTTCGAGGATTGCTACCTTCTCCCACCCACGGTTGAAGTCGAGAGGATCTTCGCACTGGCCAAAGTGAATCTGCAAGTCATGGTCGCAACCAAGGCGAGCCAGTTTCAGCAGGCGACTAAGATCAGTGGTGTACCGTGCCATCACTGGCAACTGTGGGTCACCAGGTGCACCGATAATCTTACCATTACGCACGAACTCATCGTACCGTGTGGCACTAGGAGTACGAATAACGGTAACGTTACCTTGCGCCCACGTCACCGCCCCAGGCTTCCACAAGTTGTAGTACTCTGGTGAGTTCTGTGGTGCGCTACGGTTAGGGATTAGCCACATGCGGCTAAACCCTGTTCTCATCAGGTCAGCCATTAGGATGCTCCTTCTGATAGTACAAGGTAGCGACCGCTTGGGCATCTACCTTCAATGCACTTTGAATGGCTTGGGTTACAGTACCCAGCCCACGTCGCTTGACATCTTCATACGTGAGAATCCCTAACCCGAACAACTCATTGTGCACCCGTACACTCATCTCGGAACTCAGTCCTAAGCCATCCAATGGTGGTGGCCCCATACGTACACCCATCCTGGCATGAGATTCGGGTGCTGTGGCTGGCAGCAACACCTTGTACTTACGCCCATCAGGGTCGATGTAAGTTGTAACACGGTTAGGGTTCGGCCCAGTGCTACGAGCATCAGCCATTAGATCAACACCGGCTGGCCAATAGTACGCTGTTGTACCAACCTGTAGGCATTCAGTGCCCCTCTAGTTGAACCAAAGGGGTTATCAATGTTACCAATGCGTTGAGGTCGTTGACTAAATGAGGATTCACGAGTAATCTCATTTAAGTCTAGGCCCCAGTAATTAGTGGCATCCATGATTACGTTGCAATTGCAGATAGGACGCTTGAGCATAGACAGAGCTAAGTAAGCTACTGCTCTCTCTATATCGGGGTCCATCACTGTGTAGTCATTAGGGTTATAAAGGCTACCACCCCTATACCATAACCGTGCAGCATCAGGCCGTGTGCAAGGGTTAAACACTGCCTGAGTAAACAACCCTGTAGTAACATTGTAAGTAGCTGGCTGAGTTAGCACTACACCCTGGCGCTGATCTACCACTGTAAGGCACCCGCCTTGAGTAGCATGTACACAAGGGTTACAACCACATAAGCAACCCTTCGACCATAGGAAGGCCATTGGATCAGCAGGGTCCAGGTACACTCTACCTACATCTACCGTGCCCAAGAACTGAGCATCATCAGTGCCCTCTACCGTAAAAGCATCTCGATAGGATTCCAGCGTCTCTTCTAGTACACACCGTTCACGGTTAAGGGTGATGGTAGCTCCACTACCAACCAGCGTCACACCACGGGGCTTTATAATCCACTCATCATCACCCATGTGTCCTGGGTAGTACACCACTACTTCGTCCGCATACTGAGCAGTGGTACTTACTGTTACCGTGCCGTACCGCTTGTACCCGATGTCATCTGCTGACCCCCAGGTAATGACAGCACCAGCTTCTATCACTGCTTTAGCACGCCTACCACCAGATAGTACATAACCCCAGTCAGTACGGAAGCGTGGCTGCCATAACCTGGGATCTAGTGGATGGCGTTCATCCTCTTCGTAAGTAGGCATCAGTCGGTAGAACAAGCCATCTTCAATGGTACGCTCTGCATTAGCAATGGCCTGGGATATTTCTTCTCGTGACATACGATCTGCCTTCTGCCACGAGTACTGGAAGATAGGACTACCACAAGTAACGAACTGTCCGTTTGATAGATTCACTCCGTTGAAGTGGAGTGGGTTCATACCAATGATCTGTGCGAATCGGTCTAGCCCTAACTTAGTGACGGTCTTGGTGGTAGCCACTTATTCCATCTCCGGCAATGGCGAGTGCACTAACTGCAAGTAACCAATTCAGCCACCTTGGCCCCCAATGTAGCAGCGGAGCTACCCATAACGATGTACACCAGAGGCAAACCAACGGATTCCAGGCGGGCCAGGCCAACAGCCCTCCATGAACAGTATACTCCAAGCCGCTAGCCTTTCTCAACCGCTTAAAAACCTCGAAGGGGCCAGCCTCAGCGGTAAGCAGGGAGCTTAACCGCCAACAGGCTAATCCTTCCAGCAACAAGCGTTCATACCCACTCATACGGCTGCTACCACTTCCTCCACTGGGTGGGGAGCCTCCGTAGAACCCACAAACAACCTAAAGACCTTAGTAAGTGCCATCAGGTCTGGTAGATCAGCCTTGTACACATACTGAATAGGCTCATCAGCACTAAATCGGTACTGTTGTCCCGTAGTTTGCCCCATGTATACCCGTGCACTCTGCTCAGGTAGGATGAACTGTACTTGCACCAGGTCACTAGTATCACCAGCATTAACTACCCGGCTGTTACTAGCAAAGGGATTTTGCTGGCGCTCAGCCATTGCTAGTTGCTGGTCATTAGCTCGCTGTGCACATGCTCCACAGGCCATGAAATCACTCTCCTTCCACTTAGCACGCATTGCTGCTAGTGCCGACTCTTTATTGGCGTAAATCTTCTCACGTACTGTACCTGATTGCACACGGTACTGTAACAGTGGCACGGGTACTCGCACCCCACACACCCCGTGTGCACACAAGTTGATGATTAAGTCGTAATCCTCCCAGGCTGCTAACTCAGTGTCAAAGCCGCCAATCTCACGCACTAACTTGGTAGGATACACACACGACACTGACATAAACATGGTCTGCATCAAGTTCTCTGCTGACCACTCGCTACACTCGTGCACTTCACCAGTCTCGTGCACTACCCAATCAGAGTACACCAGCATATCTGGTGCAGCCAAGGGCATCATTAGCTCTAGTGCATCAGGATGCAGAATATCGTCAGCATCGAGCAATATGAAGTAAGGAGTCTTTACTTCAGCAATGCCAACGTTACGAGTGTTAGCAGGGCCAGTAGCACCGACCCCGGTGTCGTAGGTTCTGACGAAAGCAGGTAGGTTAGGTAAAGAGCCCCCACTATCGTTAACCACCAGCACGTCGTACTTCTGGTAAGTCTGTGCAATAACCGAATCAACCGCATCCACCACTATGTCCTGGTGACCTGGACCCACGGGTATTACTACGGTAACAATCGACGGGTCATATGACTGCACATTCGGATACTCCACGTCATCCCGTGCAGCCACAAAGGGAGTAAGTTCATACTTAGTTGCCCACGGATACCAGGCGTTCCAGTTTGCTTGCTCATTAACTCGAGACATCGAATCTGCACGCTGGCGATAGACCAGAGTAACTGCGTCAGTGACCTTAGCAGGTATTGCACCAATTGACACCGCCCTTGCCCAAAAGTCAGCATCCTCAGCAGTCTTGTACCTACGCCGGTACCCACCACTACGTTCCCATACCCAGCGGCGGTACATGCTCGTGCTAGGTATCTGATTCTGTTGCTGTAACTGGCGCATGAAGCTAAAGTTATCAAATGGCCAAGTACTGATGCCATCACCTGATACCCCAGTATCAGCACTACCGTCAGGATTGATGAACTTGACCCGACCGTAGGCAATATCCAGTGCACGGTGTTTGTCAAGCTCACCAGTTAGAACGGCAAGTGTGCCAGGAGCCAAATAATTATCAGCATCAAGACAAAGTATGTAATCACCACTGCTAGCGTTAATGCCAGCATTAAGAGCACCCGCGAGATAAAGATTCTTGTCATTATGAATGAACCTCACACCTCGACTGGCATACTCTTGTTCGAGGGACGTATCCCACGTAGGGCTGGCATCGTCTACTACAATGATCTCGGTTGAGTACCCACGGTCTTCTGCCCCCTGTTGGAGCACACTATCCAAGCACTGCGTGAGGAAGTGTTCGAGCTTGTAGCAAGGAATAATAACCGATACCTTGGGTCGTGGTGCGTTCCACTTCTCAAGCACTGACTCATACAGTGGTACGTAACGCTTGATGGCTTGGCCCCAGGTAAACCGCTTGAGCACGTCTTGTCGGGCAGTCTTGCCTAGCTCAGCACCATGCTTCAAGCAGTACTCAATACCCTCAGCTAAGCCATCTACGTCACCAGGCTTGCATAGCCACCCAGTTTCCTTGTGACGTACAATCTCGTGCTGTCCACCCCAGTCCCAGCCTACTACTGGTACTCCCGCTGCTAGAGCCTCTACCGTACCGATCCCGAACGTCTCCCGAGTGGTACACAAGTATACCCCCGCACGGTGTACCAACTGCTTACCCGATTCGTAAGGTAACACACCTGTAACAGTGACGTTACCTGGCTCCGACCTGCCCTCAGTGCCTAGCAAGTACGTTGACACGAACCGCTGGCTGGGCATCATTGCTGCTAGCTTACCTACAGGAGTAGGATCACAGATAGGGTCTACTCGTGTCTTGTTCCAGAGTACGTAAGTATCGTGCTGTGCACGCGCCAGCGGCTTCCACTCATCTGTACTAATGCCATGGTACAGCACGGTGCAATCAGCCCACATTCCACGACGCACAGCGTTGGCTACCCACTCCGAAGGTGCTGTAATTGCCTGGGCCTTGTGGAGCACCCCTACTACATCAACATTCAATCTTTTTGCCCACAATGGCCAATTATACTCGTCCCAGTACAAGCCGTGCATATGAGCTACTACTGGGCCATCGGTAGGCATCCAGGCACCAGCATGTACAGCAACCAAGTCAGCAGCTTCTACTGTGTTGGCAATCTCTATACCATACTCAGGCAAGTACTTACGCTGGGCTTCCACTACCCGCCTTATACCGCCATCGCCGTTGTCTACGCCTCGAAAGTTGGGGCTAATATAAACCTTCATACTCGTCCCCACGCCTGTAGAGTGGGGAAGTAATCCCACAGCATAGAGAACCCAGCTTGCTGTAACAGATCGCAGATGACTCTGTACCTCACACCCGATTCATCCACAAAGGTGTGCCACTGGATACACAATCTATTTACTCGGTCGAGCAGGTTGTTATCTAGCATGTACTCTAGCAATGGATACTCATAGCCCTCTATGTTCATCATCATCAAGTCGATGATAGTACTAAAGAAGTACGTATCCATTACCGTTTTAGCATCCACCATTTGCCCAAGACCTTGCTCACGAACACCTACATGCAGAAAGCTACACGCATCGGTATTGAACTCCCCCATTGGTAACCATCCATCAGCAGTACCAATAGCAAAGGGGTGCAAATACATATTGGGGCGCTGTCCCCCATCAACTAATTTGCGTAGTTCGTCAAATGCCCAAA